CAACGAATCTTTCGTAATCTTCAGTCTCGACCATTTCAAATCCAAACATTACACCTTTAATTAAATATAGATTAATAGACATAATTTGATCCTTTATAGGGCTTCTACGGCTTCAAGGGCTACAATCTTAGCCCGTAACTTTTCAATCTCAGCATCACGCTCTTCTAGCTTTTTAATCAAGCTGGTATTCATATCTGCCCACATCTGCAGACCTTCCATACGCTCTTTGTGGTCTTCAAACATCACCTTAAACATACGTTCGGACGCTTTAACCTGCTGTTCGATAAAGTCAATCATTTTCTCTCCTAACGGTATTTAGCAGTTTTAGCTGCAATTTTCTTTGGTTGAGCTACAAACTGTTTGCCCTTGGCTTTACCTTCTCTTTTTGCTTTTGTAGTTGCAGCATATTCTGCTGAGGATAAAGCACCAATGGCTTTTTCAGGCAAATATCTTTCGCCTGTTTTAGATGATGGTTTACCTGATTTGGTACGCCACTTCTGGTCTGTCCAGTCCTTCAATGATTTCTGAGGGGCTTTCAATCTTTATACCCCCCACCAGCTTCTTTGTATTTCTTAGCCACTAACTGGGCTTTACGAGCCGACCACTGGCCTGCTTTTGTACCGTGCGTAGCCGATGCTTTTACTTGGGCTACGATTCTTTTGCGGAGTTCAGGCTTTGTATAGTTACCTGCTGCGTTTACAGTAGACTTCTTTTTGGTAGCCATTAGCAATCCCACTTCTTCAAAGACAAGGCTTTACGAGTTGGACGACCCTTCTCGTCTTTCATTGGGCCTGGCATACCAGACATACGAGCACAGAATGACTTACGTCGTGCGGCTTTTGCAGGAGATTTAGCAGCTTCTTTAGCCGATACAGGCGGCTTGAGCCCAGGTTTGCCTGGATTTGCTGCGTTATAACTTGCACGCCCCTTTGCGTTTAAACCGCCTTCAGGATTCTTACCTTCTTTACGAGTCCATGCTGGTGTCTTTGCCATGACTATTTCCTTTTGGTTGTCCGTTTTTTAGCCGCTACTGCGGTCCGAGTACTTGCTACGTTCTTCTTTGGCTTCGCCATTAAATACTTAATTAAGTCTGGATTATCACCTAGAAGTGCATAAAGAGCGGTACCCATACCGTTTACTTGCTTCTCAGACATATTTAACTGCATGCAATAGTCAATAGCATGGATGGCTTCGTGCAATAAGGTATCTCTTTCTAAGTCATGAGCCATACCGTGAGAAATTTTAATCTCTTGCTTGTTGTCGTCACACTGCCCACAGTCTTCTACCATAGGGACATCTGTTAACTTTATTGCGTAGTTCTTTCCTACAATCCGTAATACTTTTGGCAATGTCATGTCATAGCTCCGATGTTTGGCGAACAAAACCTTTATTGGCTCTGTTAGTTGTTACTCCGCCAACTACACCTCTTTCGCGTTTAGCCTGTTCTTGTGGAGCTTTTAGTAATGTTGATAATGGCTGTCTTGTGTAACCATTACGAACACGTGATTGCTGTAGTTTTTCCCAATCTTGTCTTGCTTCCGATAGGGCTGCTCCATCACCTTTTCTATACGCCCGTGCATACACACGTTTGATTTCGCTGGCCTTATCATTATAGAACTGATCGTACTCAAACTTGGCGCTTTGTAAAAATTGTTTATCAGTGAACTGCTTAGTTGGTAAGCCTAAGCCAACCATAAAGGCCTCTAAAGTACTGACTTCATCTGGGCTGATAAGTACATCGTCTGTACGTGATGTAACGCCCTCAGTGGCGAACCTATAGCCTTTCATGACTTGGGCTAGTCCGGTGGGCATCAGCTGCTCAATACCTTTGTAGTAGCTTCCCTGACCCATGAGAGATAGGCCGTCGGCTGCTTTTAAGGTTAGGCCACCAAATGGGCCGGTCATTAGGGCATACCCTGCCTGAGCCACACCTGCTTTGCTAAAGTCAATGTCTGTATATGGCAGGATTGAAAGCATTTGACCCATACCGATCTTACCCGACACATCCACACCCATAGCCGCAGGTACACCCTTAACCAGCAAATCAGCTAAGAAATCATCACCAATCGCCCGGCGCATAGCAAGTTCTGGATTATCTGGCTCATCTTCGTCACCAAAGACTAGACCATATAGGAAAGATAGGGCCGCAAACCCAGGTAATCCCATTACACCGCCCATAGCTGCGGTATGTCCAATTGTGAACATCAGGGCGCGGCGCCCGATTTGACGAGTCTGCTCATCTTGTCCGGCAAACGCATCATTAAATAGACGGGCCATTAGGCTTAACTGAATTAGCTGAAACTTACGGAACTGAGTAGCTAAACGACCTAAACCCTTACGGCTAATACGAGGAGCATTACCTACGCTATAGTCACCGTGGGTGGTGTAAATAACCTTGTCAGCATAATCAATAGCATTGTTCTTATTAACCCGAGCCTCTAAACGGTACGCTGCTACAGCGGTTGCCACACGGTTAATGGATTCAATGTCTTGTGCAATACCACGCAAATACTCTGTAGCACGGCCAAACTTAGCTAGCTTGGAATCCTCAGTAGACCTCCAACGACCTAAGTCCTGCTCAAGGCTAATGTCGATTCTTCCGCGATTAACGAGCTCCTCAACAACATCTCTAACATCGGCGGGTAGTTTGTTATAGCTATTCTCATCAAGACCATGCTTACGAATAACGCTAGCAATATCCGAGTACGCATTAGTAAACTCCTTCCAGGCTTTATCGTAGCCATGCTTAGCGCCAATTACAGGCAACGACATCATGAATGGCTGAGTCATATTCTGTAAGTAGTAAGCAGGATTGGTCAAAAGCATCCAGACAGAGGTTGTATTCAGTGCTTTATCAATAAACGGCGATGGCTCATAATCCAAGCTCATTACATGCCGCTTCATAAACTCGTTGTAATACCGGCGACGCTCAGCGCGACCTGGGGTACGGGCATCGGCTTCTGCTTTCATCTGACGCAGACTATCGTAAATCTCATCAGAGTTTTCCAATGAGGAAATAAAGTGTGCCGTGGCTCGACCCTGAGTAGCAAACGCCCGCATCATATCTTTTTCAGCACCAGCAATCTTACGACGGCGACGCTCAGACTGGCGAGCAGACTGCTCAGACAGCATTGTTAAATGAAGATCGGATAATAAGCGGTTAATCGCTCGTTGAGATTTGTCAGCAGTATTATCGTCCTGGGTCTCTTCGACCATATTACGTAGGCGATAGAAAAGTCCCTGTACATCTGCTCCGCCGTAGAGGGCGGTACGGGCTGTGTCTTTTTCAAACGGTTCGACGAGCGCATAGTTTGTCTCCTCATCACGAGCAATAGCCTTAGCTTCACCCATTGTTTCTGCAAACTGAACAAAGTAATGATCTTGGTTTTTCTCCATTTCACGCAGCTTGCTATTTGCTTCGGCTACTTGGTCAGGAGTTGAGTTGGGGTTATCCCTAATATTTTCTTGGTCTAGATATGCCTGTGAACGACCAACCACTACATAGTTACCAAAACGCTTCAGAGGCGCATATGGAGATTTGCTATTTACCCGCATCAAGGTGCGGTACTCAGTCAGCGAATTAGCCTTCTTTTTGGTTAGCTCTGCCACTTCTTGGGCATCACCAGCTTTTTGCGCTGCAGCAATTAATGCATCGTATTCAGTATTAATGTTACGGATAACTGCATCTTGCATTGCCTTTAATACCTGCTGACCGTGAGTAAAGACTTCTTTAATTAAATTCTGTGCTGCAGCTGGGAACGCATCAAAACGAGCCTTTAATTCAGGGTCAATCTTAGCGCCCTTGATATTTGGGTCATACGCCCACTCGCCCTTCATCGTCATATCTTTGAGGAACTGATTAACGCTATTCTCGCCAACACCCTTAACTTGGTCTGGCAGGGCATCGTATTTCTGCAAGATTTGATCTACCCGACGCTCAAAGCGGGTTTTAACAGCTTGCTGCTCTTTAATTAACTGGACATACTTCTTGGCAGAAGGAATAAACTTAGCAGCTAGGTCAGCAAGATCTTCGGTAAATGCAAAATACGGTAAACCTTTCTTAGCGAAGTCGACAATGTTATCTGTGATCTGCTGTAATGGGCCACGAATTGGCTTGGGTAACTTGGCTACCTGTTGTGCAGTGGCCTCTCTAACTTTATTTAGATTAGCGGATTTACTAATATTTGTACGAATAGATGGGCTTACTTGTACTCGTAGAGCATCCGCTGCTGTTTTCATGCGACTAAGTACGTCAGCAGGCAAAGCCCCTTTAAACGACCCGACATCGACCCTTGCTACTCCGCTTGTATCCCCCATTTTGATGCCGGGCAGATATATCGTATTACCAAGTCTATTAGTGGCTTTATATAATGAATAGTCACCTTCTACCCATACCGGAGCACCATAATCCGCATTTAATGACCAGGTAGGCCATTTGGTAACATTAGTCTGTTTTCCAAAAGATTGAAAGCGTTTGTTAGCTTCTGCAATGTAAGGAGTTAGAGACTCTGTAAACATACCTTCTGAAATAGCCATTAAGTTGGCCAGAGCAGAATCAGATCTAACTGGTAGGTTTAGAGCACTAGAGATTAGTTTTACAAACTTGTCCCAGAAAGTAACTTTTGGTGATACTACAACGCTTGCTAAATATTCTTGGAAGTCTTTATTTGTTAAACCCCATGCCAGCAATTCGTCTGGGTCAGCTAAAGAATTATTTTCTCTTTGGAAGTACCGTTTTTCAAATTCATTTAGTGTACCGTCTGCGGCACGCTTGTTGTAATACGTTACTATTTCGTTAAAAAGCTCTCTTAACTGTTTGGCTGCTGAGCTGTCAGGAGCCATTTTTATTTGTCCTTGGGTTACAGCATGGATTAGCTCATGTACTAATGTTTCGTAATTAGTACCGGCTTTGTCCCCAGTATGGGCACCATTAAGGATAACGTCTATCTTTTGAGCCTGACCTAAACCGGCAGGAGTGTAAATAGATATTCCAGATGCGTTACCAGTTAGTTGTTTACCTGGATTTGTGAGGCTAAAACTAAATTCAACTCCTAAGCTAGCTAGCTCTTTTAAGCGAGCGTCTATTGCACGTAAAACCGTGCGCTCGTAGTCGTTTCTTGCTTTCGATAAAGCCCAGTTCATTGCCTCTTGAATTGTTTTACCACGGAGGGCTGCGTCTACTTCTTGAGACTGAGGGTCAATTAGTGGATTATTTTCGCTAAAAGATCTTTGAACACTTTGAGCTGGAGTCATCATTTTAGCGAGCTTGACTAGCTCAGTTTGAACATCTTCAGGAGTCCAGTTTTCTTCGCCAAAACTAATCCAGTCGGCTTGCTGTTCTTCACTCAACTCTGAGAACTTTGGAGCATCAGGAAAATCTTTTATGCCTCTGTTCCATGCTTGCTCAGCTTGTTCTTCTAGCGTCCTCGCGCTGACTTCTTCATCGGCTTGTTCAGCTTCTGCGGCAGCTTCGTCCCTTTCGGTGTCTTCGCTTGGAACTCTTTGGCGAGCTTCGGCTTGTTTGCGTACAGATACCCTTTTTGTGCTTCGCTTTTGAACGGCATTATCTTCTCCTTTAGCAACACGAACTTCTTGACGACGGTTGATTTCTTTAATAATAGCGTCTAGGTCAGAATCAACAATACGCTCATCAATAGCTAAGTTATTAAGTTCAAAGTCTTTTAGGGCTTCAATACCTTTTTTCTTAAACTTTTGATACGTTCTGTTGGCAGATGCAGCATCTTCTAATTCAGTAGCACCACTTACTTGTGGGTTAAATACTCGGAATCCAGATGCACCACCACCTTCTTTTTCGCTAGTTTCTTCACGACCAAGAGTTTGGTCTTCTTTCTCAGCAACCATAGCTGCTTCTTCAGCCATGCTTGGGCCTGCTTCATCCGATACGGCAGCTTCACGAGCCGCAACAGCTTCAAAGTCTAGGTCTTCTTCCGTTAATGCTTGCGCTTCGGTTTCAGTTTCTGCTTTGGCAGTAGACTTAACCAATAGGTTATAAACATCGTCTTTCGTATAACCTAAGCGTTTAGCGGCTGCAAAGATTCGAGCGCCCCAAGTTTCTTGGGCTGTTGGTCCAGCGATTTGAGCAATACGAGCATCTGATACACCGTATTCTTTAGCAATTTCAACAGAAGTTTTTTCTCCTGTCAGATACTCCATAACGATACCGCCATCACGAGTACCAAAAGCGGAGTTAACAATAGTTCTAACCCGCTCTAATGCTTCAATACGATCATCAGGAATTACTTGCGCTTCTTGCCCAGTACTGGGAACGGCATTACTGACCCGACCGGCACTGGGCTCAACCCGTGCTCGTACACTTCCTGGTCCGACATTTTGGACTGTACTCGGGAGTATAAGGTTGCTTCCTGTCCCGATGGGTCGAACTTCGTTGGGTCGTACAGGCCCACTGACTCCAGGGCTTGCTTCTGCTGCTCTTCCTTGCTCTGATACTGTTCCCAGCCCGGCAGGACTCGGCACTCGCAGTTGTTGTCTTTCATTTGTTGCTCCTTTAGTTGTTTCGGATGCTAGTTGCTGAAGGGCTACAAAAGCTGGCGCATCCTTGCCAGTCAAAGCCTTATAAAAACTATTAAGCTGGTCAGCCTCTTTTAGTGCTTTTGGACCTTCCAAACTTCCAATCAAAACATCTGCACGCTCGGCAGCATCTGCTTTATCCGCAGAACTATCGATACCCCACTCAGATAAAAATTTAACTGCTGCGTTATTTACAGTTTTAGCATTTGACTTTAGGGGTACTTTTACAGCGCCAGAATTAAGAGCAGCGCCAATAATTGATTTTTGCTCAGGGGTCTTGTCTTGATTTAGAGCATCAAGATCAGCCAAAAACTTAGTAGCATCAGCTTGGGTAAATAAAGTCTTACCTGCAACGGTATAACGTCCTGCAACTTGAGTAGGTTGAACACCATAGGTAGAAGAGATTTCGTCAAACGCAGCTTGTTGCTCTGCTCGTTGTTGAGCAGCTTGTTGTTCTGCTTGTGTTTGAGCTACTCTTGCTGCCTCAATTTGAGACTCAATATTTTGTCTAGGATTTAAAACAGGGTTGCTATCAATCTGAGCTTGCACAGCGGCTACTTCTTGCTCAGTTCTAGTTCTCTGGGGTGGGCCTACTAAGATCTCAGAACTATTAGCATCAATGGCTTTATTGATGGCATTACCATCAGGGGTGGTCGCTTCGCCGGTGCTTAGGTTTGTAGAACCTGGCAATAAACTTCCGGGAGCAGTAACACGATTTAACGTACCAACAACGGCACCAGTACCACCACCTAATAAACCGCCTAATGTAGCCGAACCAATAACACCGGTCATAGGCTGAATACTTGGAGCCATTTCACCAGCGGCAAGATTTGCCGATAACTTGGTAGCACCTTCTTCAATAAATTCTGAACCAGCCTCAACACCGGTTGTGCGTAAAATGCTCTTTGTACCAGCAGCAAATGCTTTATCAGCACCAACTAAACCAGAAGCGGCACCAATAACAAAAGGAAGTGGCGTAGCTTTTCTAGCAGCATCAGTCGCCATTTTTTCACGCTGTTCAATTGGTAAGTCCTGTAGTTCAGGAGCATTCATTACCATTTGATACGCATCACCAGCAGCATCACCACCAGCTAGCACAGCACCAGCAGCAGAACCACCGGTTAAACCGGCACGGGCAACACCACGCTCGGTAAGACCGAGGGCACCACCTATCATCTTTCCGCCCTTAATTGCTGCACCAGGACCAACAAAGCTACCAATAGCTTGCGACGCAGCAAGCATAGGATTTTCTCTTACGTATTTAAAAGCTCCGCCAGCTTGTTCAGCTAGGCTCTCAGACTGCATAGAACGACCGAGTTGGAACTTAGCTTCGGCAGCTTCTAAAGATTGTTTCTTTTCACCTTCTTCAATAAAACGACCAATAGCAGCAGAAGCCTCTGTGCCGGGCTTTACTATATCTAGGGCTGCTTTAGGAAGGGATGCGACAGCGTTTGCAAACTCAATAGCGTAATCGTTTGCCGCACCAAATATGCCTCGTTTTTCAGTTACACCAAGATAGCCCGCTACTTCTTTCGGAGATAGACCAGTAAGTTCGACCCCTTTATCTAGGATCTCTCTATCACTTAGGTCTTTAGCCCACGGTGCTGCTTGGCGAATTTCGTCAAACAAAGACATATTGTATTAATCCTTTACGGTGCTGCGATGGTTCCGATATTTCTATCTGTATCGTCTGGTATTGCCTTAGGTGGTAATTTTGCCCGAGTTTGTGGAGCTCCGCCAGGGGGATTACCGTTAAAGTTCCTAAATGCATCTACTACAGGGTTAGCCGCTCCACCGGGGAGTCCTGTTGCCGGTAAAAAATTACCTGGACGCTTTGGATCAGGGATAAAGATCTGATTACCAATAGTTACCGATCCGTCTGGATTAACTGTAGGAGCTTTAGTATCAGGAGCTTTAAGAACTAGACCAATAGCTTGTTTTCTAGCCTCTGGTAGGGTATATGGCTTACCTGTTTTAGGATTATTTTCTCCGGACTCAACAAGTAATTCAGCGTATTCTTCGGCACGAGCTTTTGCACTATCAGCTTTTGTTCTGCCACCGCTGCGAAGATAAGCACCATAATCTTGATAATATTGGCCTTTATCTTCAGCTTCTTTTTCTTTAATCTTAAGTTGACGCTCACCTTGCATATAAGCAATAACTTTATCAGGCGAACCTAGCAGGCTTACAGACTCATTCATAAAGCGGCCCATAGCAGCTTCGGATAATTTATCCACTGCCATATTTAAATCGCTAATGGTTTCTAATACATCGCCCTTGGGGCCAAGAACTTGAATGCGGCTACCAATACCGTTCTTACCCTCTACGAACTTGATGTTTTTCATGCCGTTTTTAGAAGCGACATCGTAGACACCTTTTAGACCAAATGAATCGGCTGCTCCTCTAATAGAGGCTAAGTCATCGTTTAGTTTCTCTTGCTTCTTAAAGAACTTGTCTTCGTTTTCTGATTGACGAACTAGCTGTTTTAGCTGAATAGCTTCTACTGTACCTTTACGGCTAATCTGACCGGCTGCTTTTACATAGTCTTCCATGCCTTGAGCTTTAGTAAACTCAGTTGGTTTCATTTCAGGAAGGGCAGCTTTACTAGCAGGGATATCACCTTGGCGAACAGCGTTTTCACGCATAGCACCAGCAGCAGCTTCAGCAGATGCACGCTCAAAGGCTTGATCTTCGGCAGTATTCCCAGGTAAGGCACCTTGATTAGAAAGCATCTGAGCTTGTTGCGTACCAATTTCACTACCTGTTTTAAGGGCTTGGGTATAGTCATCAGATTGTCCGACACGAGCTTGTGATTGACGCCATGCTTGATCAAGGGCTTCTTTTTCAGCAATTTCTTTGCGTAACTGCTCACGCTGCATTGCACGAAGTTGTTCTTCGCCTAAACGCTCATATGTACTAATTCCGGTGTTTACTGCTGCGCCAAGGGCTGCACCTAAGTTAATCGCCATATCTATTCCTTATTTTTAAGCTTTACCAGCTAAGGCAGTCGGGCCGCCAAGATAATACTTCAGACCAATACCAGCTAAACCGCCCACAGCAGAACCCCAGCCAGCGGAGCTTTGTGCATTTGCTTGTTGCTGAGCTGAGTATGCATTAACGTCAGCGTTATATTTCTGAACACCAAGCTGACCAACCTGATTCCAGCCTTGCATTGCTCCACCATAAGTACTACCCATAGCGCCAGTCATAGCACCATAATTAGCCATGGGTACTTGACCGGACTGAAGAGCCTGATTGCCTGCACTTAGAGCTAAGCCAGTAGAAGTTGCTTGATTACCAAACTGACCTTGAGATAGAGCAATCGCATCCATCTTCTTAGCCCAGCCTAACTGCTCAGCAGCAGTACGAGCACGAGTAGCAGCCGCAGAACCAACCGCAGCTTCCATAATTGCATTAGCATTTGCTGTAGAAGTCGCACGACCTGAAGTGGGGTCAATTCCAAAAGACTGTAAACGACGCTGCTCATCCGCTGCTTTAATACCAAACGCAGACTTTACATCACCCATAGCTTCAGCTGCAATACGCTCACGATTAGCTTCGGTGTCATACTCTGCTGCTCGTTTATAAATATCTTGACGAAGAGGAGCGCCATACTGCTCAAACTCTTGCATGGTTTTCTTTGCAGATTCGATCTGCATAGTTTGCAGTTCTCGGTCTAATGCAAATTGCTCATCAGCACGAATTTCTTGTTTTTCAGCCTGCTCCTTCATTTTAGGCCAAACTTCTGTTTTCCAAGATTCGAGATACTCTTTAGAAATAGCAGCTAATTCACGCTGAGCAATACCAATATTGGGGTCTGGTGCAGGAGCAGAACCACCGCCTCCGCTTTTACCACCTTCTAGTGTCATACCACGGGCAAATGGCCCTTTACCCCTAGGCTGGAACGCCCGTTCGGGTAGCATGTCATCGTATCCAAGTCTCATCGTTTCATCTCCAGCCAACGGCACTCTTCTTTAAGCATGCCATATAAAATTAAATTACTACCATCGTCTGCGCCACGTCTAATAAGTCCTTCTTTTTTAAACCCAAGGTGCTCATCAAAACGCTGTGCATCTAAATTGTCTTCCCTTACCAAACCACCTACACGGTGGCATTTCAATTGTATAAAAGGGTAAGCAAAACAACGATATAGGTAATCTCGTGTCAACCATCTGCGCCCCGGTTCTGCCGCCACATGCATCATAATTGACGGGCCGGTATACAAATTAAACACAACACCTGCTATAAGCTCACCATCTTCTTCTAGCCCAATTGCCACAGCATCGCCAAATTCATCCTCATCGATTCTATAACCGACCCAAGGGATTACTCTATCTTCTTGGCCATAAACGACTGTTTTCATTAGGTTAACTACCTATATACCACATATGCATCCTATTGTAAATCACTGTCCGGACGCATTCAATCTAACAATTATTTCATTTATTTTTGCAACTACTTCCGTCAGTGTCGCCGCTGGATCTAGGGTACTAATTTCGCCAATACCAATACGAGCGCCATTGATTGTTTCTATGTTTTCCTTAATAGCAGCAATTGCCTGATTTAGAGTTCTATCAGGTGTGTTAACCGCAGGAATACCTGGTTTTCTAAAAGCCATTACGGAGCAACCTGTCTAAGTTCGCCAATTGAGCTAGCAATAGCTACCATACGGGTAGGGGTGTTTCCGGAAATAAGGATCTCATATACATACCCTTTTTGTAACGCTGGCAATCTTAATGGCTCCTGATTAAGTATGTCTCCCTGCCAGATTTGAACTCCATCAGCATACAAAATTACGTTTATATACCTCGTTGTACCGAGCGTAGGAATGTCTAATAAAAGGCTACCGTTAAAAGAAAACTGATTTATATAACCAGTATTAAACATACCTTCAACATTACCAGCATTTCCTATAAACAGCGCAGCATTTATGGCTTCTACATAAGCTACATATGCGTTATAAGCATCTAAGTCATCCATAAATCCAAAGTCTGCTTGGACTTTAATTGCCGCAAAATTAGTAGGGTTTGGCATTACAAACTTTTTAGACAACCACTCAAAAGTTGTAAAGTTAATATCAGAAGCATCTAGCTGATAAACGGTATTGTTTGTATTATCTACGGCAAAAATATCAGATGTGCTTCGATCTACAAATACAGAACGAGCAGGAAAATCCAGATTAACAAGTGGAGGAATATCCCCCCTAGACAACACTAAGCCCGTACGCTTAATACCATCAGGCGAGTAAAAACCCATGTACATATTGTTGTATATCATCCCAACCATTGTTTCGGGCTGGAGAGCTTGCCATTCGTCTCGGGTATAAAGAGGTACAGTAACAACGTCTTGGCTGCCAGAACCTAGGGAAACTAAGCCATTAGGAGATGCGTAAAGAACACCGTACTGGTCTGAAGCAATTGACTTTTTGGATACGCAAGGCTGTGGAATTGGCAGCTTCTGCTGTGTCATAGACGATGGCGAAACACCAGAAACTAAATAAGGAAACTTAGTCGTCAGTACAACAAGCGTTGTTTCATAAACACCAAGGCCAACAATAGGGTAATCAACGGTTAGCGCATAAATATCTGGCCATGCATGAGGGTAATATGGCTCTGAAAAATATATCTGATTACCTTCAAACGCAGCCAAAATACCATTAGGCATTGCCACTAAACCTTTTAGCCCGGTGGGGGGAGGTGTCCAATATAAAGAAGGCAATTCAGACCCAAGCTGGGTAACAGAAAGGCTGTCCACATAACTTGTTGTTGCAATCGGAATCTCAGCTACAAAGCTGTACACGACATTAGTAGCACCGGTAATTGTTCTATAAATACGACGGTGAGTGATGTTATAACCGGTTGTGGGTGCCGCAGTAAAACCAGAAACCGTAACCGTTGCGCCGCCTGATGTACTAACAGTTACAGTAGCGGCAGGGCTAGGAGCAGATTCTTCTTTGACAGTTCCAAAAGTACTAACGTATGTATATACGTAAGCTCTAGTTTCATTAGGGGCTGCACCACTAGATGCAGCAAGAGTAGCAGCTCCTGTAGGAGCAGGGACACCCATATACAACCATGCATCAGGGAAAGGCCTTACACCGGTTCCGCTAGTCGTTGCTAATGCATAATTAGTCTTTTTAGGAGCTCCGTCGCCAGTGTAGTAATACCGAAATTCATTAATATCAGCTACTGGGCCGGGAACCATATCAACATCGGTAGCCCACTCTAACCAATATTTTTGCCCGCTAGGGCTATCGATACGATAAATAGTCTGGACGTTTGGTGTAGTCGGAACATACTCTAAAACAGGATCAGCCCACGACCGTAATTCCCTAGATTGGAGCTTTACGTTAAGTGCAGTTTGAGCTTGATTAGCCTCAATTTGGGTAGGGCCTGTCCTAGGAACAATTCCTGAGAAATCTTCGACCTTAATATATGGCATACCCTACCCTTGGTTTATTACTCAGCTGCTTCTTCAGCCTTGTCTTTGGCTTTTTTAGCAGCTTTAGGTTTATCTAGTGCTTCAATCATAACTTTACCCTCGGGGGTGATTTCAAAAACACCGTCTTCGTTTGTCTTACCAACAAACACTCGGTTTTCTAAAATCCCGCAAATCAGATTACCTGCCACAATTTCTGCACCTAATTTCTTCTGCACTTCGTCAAATGTATATGCCATGCTTCTCTCCTTTTGGTTGAACTAACTAAACATTCTAGTGCCTTTTGAGTCAATAATCAAAGCACTTCTCCTTGGGCGACCGTCAGCAGAATTAGGTACAGAAATATGCACCCATCCGCCGGGTTTGCCTTCTTCGTAGAATTCTTGAATTAACTGATCAAATGGGATTCCGCTAGCAATAACTAACTTACATACATCTCTAGGGGTCATCCCTGTAACACGAAAATCTGCCGCACAACCAAGCCTATGCTGGGACGTATCCCGACTGCCTATAGCGTCATTAACTAATTTAGACCTAAAGCCGGAAGTAATAATAATTGGCTGAAGCACTACGTCCCTAACCATTTCAAGCAAATGCGCAAGACGAGTCAGGTTCTGAACTTCTGCTTCATTAGGAGTATTGTCCCAGCCGCGTCTAGCCGCAGTTTCGGAAGCAGTTAGCTCTTCAAGAGTGAAGTGTCTAGTTAAATTCACTTTTTCTCCAGCATCTTGTCTATAGCAGAATTCTTAGCCGCGCTACCTTGGGAGCTACCAAAATAGTACGAAATAATTTGGGTGGCAATCGCTGACAAAACCCCCAAGACATAAATAAGTATATCTTTGCGGGTAGAGTCAATACTGCCGTCGTCAAACAAAACTAAGCCAAACAGAATAAAAGTCATCAGCAGCACAGACGCTGCCAACACAGGGGTAATGATCTTATTAATTAAAGGCGCAACATCGCTAGTTACAATCTCTGCTTCCCGCTTACGGGCTGAGTCTACGTCTGCAGCATAAATTTTAGCTAGCTCGGTATCATTAGCCATCTTAGCTAACTCGCCGTCATTCTGCATTTTTAAAAGCTCGTATTGCGCTTTTGCTCTTTGCTCTGGATCAGGTAAAAACCTGTCAATTAGTTTACTACCAATATCTAGGATTGCTCCGATGGGGAACATATTAACCCCCTATTTTGATATGCCCTACACCTGCAAAATATGTTACAAGGCTAATAGCTCCTAGGCCAACTACCCAAAAGAACTTCTTCACAATGGATTCACCCACCGAGATGTATACATTCTGAATAACTCTTTCAGTCACTCTTTCAACTAGATGCTCTAGTTGCTCATCAGTCAGCGGTATTTGCGGTTTCTGGCTGGACATACATACACCTATTTTAAGTTGCGCAGTTTATAAATCGTAGACAGATAAGTTTCTACTGCAGTATCAATAAGATTCTGAATAGGTGTGTCTGTCTTCTCAACCGCAGTATATCTGATCTTTTCAAGCATTCCAAGGTGTTTTTCAAGGATGTCTGCAATATCACCAGTATCGGACTCAGCTAGCATAGGAATCTTGCCAATCAAACCGTGGCGGCCTTGGTAAGCTTCTGCAATTGCGTCCGCATTGTCTATGATTTCGTCATAAAACGAACCTAAAGCCATATGTTGTGCATATGACTTAGTATTTAGATGCTCACGATGAGCAACTTCTCTGCTTAAAAACATAATAGCTATTAAACGCGCAATCATACTGTTTCCTTTTGTTTGACTTTAATTACTGAGATATTTGTCCATTTATTCAAGGGACATTCAACCTTAGGTAAATAAACTTTTGCCTTCATGAAGCAGCCGCATATGCGGCACTTTGCAGAGAATGCGACAAACTGATCACATTGCTTGCATACCGCATAGCGTTTTTCAGCCCACTCAAACATTAACCATCAATCTCCTTACGCTGCTTCGGTTTCTTTAACTTCGACTACTGGGACATCCTGCCACTTACTTGTGTAACCCTGAGTGATGTTCACATACCTCAGCTGGAGGGTCTGCTCGCCGTTTGGATATTTGAGTACACGAAACTCAGGGGTTGCGCCTGGATAGATCATTGGCTACTCCACACCTCATCGGGTCTTGTAGGCCAGGTAATAAATCCTTCTTGCGGGTCTACTGCAATTGCCCGCAATGCACTGCGATAAGCCAGGAAGTCTGCTTGATTGGTCAGGTATGGATTACTAATTTGCGGATCGGCAATAGATTCAGTTGCCGTCCAATCTGATTCTTGTAGCAATCGAACCGCTTTTTCTTTGTTTTGTTCAGCGCTTGGCGGCACGATGGGTGGAACTGGCTCTGGTTCAAATTCAGCAATTTCACCGTACTCGCCAGCAATGCCGTTAGTCCAAATCTCGTGGATATGAGCATATGGGTCGGTTGCGTTAGCACTAGTAGGCATCTCTTCATTAAATTCTTCGTATTTAACAACGCAGGAAAATGAAGTGTGCTCTGCGTTATCCCACTGTAACTCTTTAACGTATTGAATAGTAAACATGATTTCCCCTATTAAGACACTCGGACTGCAGAAACAAAAAAGGTATATGTATATGTTTCTGATTCTCCGTTATAGCAGGCATAACCACCCGGGGAATTATGTAAAATTCTATAAGTTCCTGATAATGCCGTTGTGCCACCCGGAGCTTGGTATCCTGTGCTTCCTGAAGTTGTTCTATATGTATATGCACCATACCCACCATTAATGCTAGTTCTTGGAGTTCCCGCACCGCCTTCAATTTGGAATCCACCACCATAATTACAGCCAACGGCAGTAAGATTGCTTACATATCTAAGGGTGCTACCACTTACTGTGCTTCCAGCCGCTATATTTGAAGTGCTTGCATAAAGATACATTCCCGACAGCCCAATAGCATTAAGATCTGTTGTAGTAATTGCACCTGTTTGTCCGTTAAGGGAGGTGACACCGCCACCTGATGCGGAAATAGTAACCCCACCCGTCGAAGCTGACACTGAAATACCAGAGCCCGCAGTTACGGAAGTAACCCCAGTGTTGGTAATAGTTGGTGTCTTACCACCAGCTACAGAAATACCTGTCCCCGCAGAAACAGAGGTAACTCCTGACGTAGTTTGTGTAGTGGCGTCGTTAAACGTTAGAGTTGTATTATTAATTGATACTGGCATGTATTTACTCCTAAATTAAGGCGCGGCTGTAATTGTGCCGTCACTAGCAATTTGAGCTATGGTGACACTGTTGTACTGAAAAGCTAAATTTGAACCTACTTGGACTATTTTAAAATTCGCCCCTACATTATAAGTATTGCTACCTGTAAATGTGTTATTTCCACTGAAAGTATTGTTTCCACTGAAAGTATTGTTTCCACTGAAAGTATTGTTTGCATCTAACTGAGCAAAATTGTTAAATATAGCCGCCACCGGGCGCATTGCAAAACCAGAACCTGCATTAAATGGCAATGGATTAGTGCCGTCTTGGGCTCGAACTACAGTTAATGTATCTGTAGCCCTAGCAGTAACTTTAACAATCTCATAGTTCCCTACGTTATCAAACAAAGTACCGTAGAAGTAATTACTGCCGGTGGGCAGTGGGAAAGTATTGCCTAAACCAGCGGCTAGAACAATCGTAGTATCAGTATTAGTGATACTAGCTGCTATAGTCGCTGTGGCATTATTTTTAAATAGTGCTGGCATTATTTACCTACCTTTGACTTTAGTTCTTCAACTTGGGCAGCCAAGTCTTTCATGCCTTCAACCAACAAACCGAGTAAGTTACCATAAGCAACCGATAAATCTCCGGTAGGAGCGACTACTACGGCTTCTGGTACGACTTTCTGTACATCTTGAGCACTTAAACCGGTACCGGCTAAGCCGGAGTCTTTCCATTTGTAGTTAATACCACGGAGTTGCTTAATCTTAGCTAGGGCATCCGTAATAATTGTAATTTCGTCTTTTAGGCGTTCATCAGAAGTTGCCGAGAAAACTGTTGCACTAGCAGTTCCGGTTGAAGGATTATAAGTAAGCTTAGTGCTTGATGTATTTACAGCAGTTAATGTGCCGCTTGTTACATCATCAAACAGAATATAACGGGTTGCATTAGTTGTGGTGTCATCTGTAATTGATGCACCAGTAACTGTGCTACTAATTGTTACTCCACCAGTACTAGCAGATACACTGATACCTGTTCCAGCAGTGACAGAAGTTACACCAGCGTTATTAATAGTAATTGCGGCAGAACCGTTATAAGTTGTTCCAGCACTATAAGAAATACCTGTACCGGCTGTTAATGCATTAGCAACACTTCCTGCAGACCCTGTTGTGTTTTGATTTAAGGTTGGGACATCGGCTGCTTGGATAGCAGACATTACAACGTCCGTGCCATTACCACGTAGATATTGACCTGAAGTAACTGCACCAGCCAAAGCGTCCATAGCATCTTGACGTGTTGTAGCCCCAGTTCCGCCGTTAGCAATAGCCACGGTGCCGGTTACGTTTGAGGCTGTGCCGGTAGTATTTTGATTAAGAGTTGGAATGTCTGCTGCGACAATAGCTCTAAATGTTGGTACCCCAGCTGACCCATTCGGAGCAGCCAAAAAGTTATTAGCCGTTTTACTTGCGTATGGGTTTTGTGTATCACCATATCCGGAAGCAAGGCTAATTGCAGGAGTTGCGCCACCGCTCGATGTCACAGGGCTTGTGCCAGTTACAGATGTAACACCAGTATTGGCAATAGTTACTGAACCTGCTCCATTAGTTACAGAGACGCCCGTTCCGGCAGTAATGCTTGCATTTTTCCATACACCAATTGGGCTTGTAGTGGCGTCATAAATTAATACATTACCGCTAATCGGGGTTGTAATTCGAACATCATGCAGTTCGTCTAATTCGTAGCCGTTGTCAATTTTTACGTAGATAGAACCTACGATATTATCTACCCGCTCGACCCAACCCAAAACTACTAGCTGTTGCGGAGCTTGGGGTTTGGTTGTAGTAATCGCACCAGCAGTTGTGGGCGATAAATAAACAGTCGCACCGGCTACAAGGGCAGATGTATCTAACTTGTAAAGGGCGCCCGATACGATGATGAAGCCCTCTGCACCGTTAGCTATGGTTTCAGCAACCAATCCAATCGTGCCAAATGAAGTCGCTTCTACATCGGCTCTAGCCAATTTTACGGCTACTCGGTTACCTTGTGCGCCTGAAATATAAACTACTTGACCACGGGTAAGGGTTGTACCGCTATCATTAAACACCCGTGCCAACTCTTGCGTACCGACTTGCAAATTGACATTGCCGCCTTTAAGAGCAACGGTCGGCACTCCATCGCCATCATCCCAAGACATTGTGCCTACGGTTGTGGGTACGGTTGCAGGGGTAGTATCTAATCCAAGTGAATTGGCGTTAATGATATTGCCATTATCGTCAAGAGTGACGGTAGAATTTTGAATTAATTTACCGGTCGTACCATCAAAACGGGTAATCGCGTTATCTGTAGATGAAGTAGGGCCAGATACTACGGCTGGATTTACAGGGACACTTAGGTTTCTAGAATCTCCGGTACCAGTAATAGTAACCGAGGCATCTGTAGACGTAAGTGTCTCTATCTTAGCCGAGTTAAGATTTGTAAAGTTGGTATCGACCTCGTTATTAGTTAACGGCGATCCTTTACCAGCACGAGTAACAATGGTAGTCAAAATCTACCCCTTTATCCGTTTGTTTCTTACGAAATTGTAACAGTCCAGGTGATGCTCATCGCATCATCAACACCTTTATTTACAACTGCAAATACTGTACGGCATAACATTGTTCCGGCTACGCCTGCGTTGAAAATACCTGCTTCAACAACAGCACCGGTACCTGTGCCTGCTGGGAAAGTAGCAGTATAAGTAACAACGTTAGTAGCAGCAGAAGCGCCAGCTAAAGCAACACGGCCTAGCTCAGAACCTAAAGCGGTATCGCCAGCTGCTGCTGGGGTGTTATTAGATCCGATAGCCATGTGGCTCATAACGGCGGCAGAAGTGCCGACCATACGAGATGCGACAAAGTTCTTACCTACGGTAACAACTAGGTTTTTAAATTCACGTTCCTCTTTTACCTTACCATCAGCACCGGTAACAACGACTCGCAAGGAGCCGGAGGCTTTTAAGTTTTCAGTTGCGTTCATTACAGCTCCTTATGTAAATGTGCGGGATACGCCCACATAGTCTTCTAAAAAATAGGTTATATCGCAGTAGTCTTGCATGGACAAGATCCCACTACTAGATAATACCGCATTATCTGACTTATTTGATGCAAAATCAACCGCTTGTGCGTCAGAAGCCACAAGTAGCTCACTTACTAGCTTAATAAAGACGTACTCAATGTCCCCGTCCATATTGTCTAATAGGTTTAATCCTTCGGAAAATGCTTTATCTACAGACAAAACATCTGTATCGACAGAAGATAGTACTTCGCTTTTACTCAATTGAGGCAATACATCAACATCATCTGAGGCCGAGCTACTATCCGCGAACGTGCGTATAAATATAAGCGTAGTAGTAACAAAGTCGCTAAAAGTGGTAGTTTCAGATAAACTTTTTTCTATTGCGTAAGCCACTGAATCGACAGGGGTATTTACTATATCGGCTAGTTCTTTTACAAAAGATAACTGTTTTACGTCGGCCGGAGTTAGACTCTCAAACAAACCTTTTAAAAGCTGATAAGCGTCTGTATCGCTAATACCTTGGGTGTCAGCAAGTAACTTTTGCAAAAAGAAATCAATATCTATATCGTCAGTCATAGTGACTGAATCAGTACTTGCTTTTACAAAACCCCTAATTGCTGTGTCTTGGAATCCTGAATAAGTATCCGAAAGAGCTTTTGTAGTAGTTAAAGCTACCAAATCGGTGGGAGTTACCACATCCACTGACAATACATCAGGGAAAGTTACGGCTGCACAAATATTTATGTCTAAATAACTAACTGTAAAAGTAGGTTGTAGATAAGAAACCTCAACTTTTACTGCTTGGTCAGGATTAAGACAGGTAAAAGCCATTAGAAATCAGCGCGTAAGGTAAAGTTAAGAAGGTCAAAGGCAGTCAAAATCTGACCATTGAAGCTAATCTCGATCTCACCCTGATACTGTCCGGCCGGCACATCTAATGTAGTACCAGGAAAGCCGAACCGAACAACTCCATTGGCTGGATCTACTTTTGAACAAGCGAGCGTAGATAAAACTGTAGTACCGCCTAAAGCACGGAATTTAACAACTACCGTAGTTGTAGCTGCGGAAAGGTCGATAGGGTCGCCAGTATTACGGTCGGTAAGAGTTAAAGTTACCTCTGGTAGATTGTCGTTTTGTACAATTTTTATAGTGCTCATGCCCACCTCTGGAATTCAGTTCTTGTTGAGCCACGGGTTAATCCTTTGTTCATTTGGATTCTAGCTCTATTGATATGGTAGTTAAACATCTTAGCAGCCTCAATAGCCCCTGCTTTATCAGTGTAATCCTGCCTTGGCTGGGCCAATAAACGGGCTCTAGCACCCCAAGCAATTGCTTCGGCCCATTGTTCATAAATCTCAGAATCAACCTCTGTAGAGTCTTGGGTTGGGGCTAAAGCAGTTCTTACATATAATGAAGCGGGCTGAGTTACATAAGGAATAGGCACCAAAGTAACTTCTGGTTTGATGATTCTGGTGATGTATTGAGGCGATCCTTGCAGCTGATCCCACGCGCCCATACGATAAATGTCAGCTAACTCGTCAGGGCTCTTAGGAATAAGAAGCAAAGTATTAAAGTATGCCTGTACAGGCCCCACAAACTTAGTATCTGCTGGGGTAGGAATTACGTATTGAGACTGCCCATTAACTACACCGATTGCTGGGGCTTCATACTGCCAAATATAGGTTCTTTCGCAGAACTCAATACAAGCCTGTTTGATAGCGTCAATAGCAATAAATTCAGATGCATCAGGTACATACTGCAGTACTCGAGGCAAAAACTGATCGTAAGAAACGGAGAAACCGTATGCCTGGGTCATGACTCAGATCCTGGTTTATTGGGGTCTTTCGGAGTGAAGTTTTGATTCGGGCTATTAGCCAGCTCAGAAGCCTGCTTAATTTGCATAGCAGCCATAAATGTCTGCAGATAACCGGATGCAAGCTGCAATCCTGGAGCGTATTCTGCGTCTTTACTACAAGCTCTATAGAGTATGTAGTCTAATAACGCCGGTTCAAAAGTATCACTAATAGAAATAGCCGTGCTTTCCGAAGTAATCATCGGTGGCACTGGGGAATAATTAAGTTGTACATAACCCTGCCCGTTATTGGGGGGATATACATAAAAAACAGTTTGATCTTGTTGATCAAAAACGTAATGCTTTGGAACTGCAGATTTTGTGTCTGCATGCCAATTAGGGTTAAAAGAATCAATAAGTTCTCTAGAAGTTACACGAATTGCACGTCCTGGTTTTGTACCATCCGTGCCCATATATCGAATAAGCTCTAATAAAGTCCACCCGTCTGACGGGATGCTTTGTCTAGTACCTGCAACTAGCTGAACTACGCTAACCTTATTGGTTGCGCTAGGAGACATAACAACAATCTGCTTTTGTCCTTGATTAAGCCAGTCTAGCAACTCAGCCCGAGTCCAACGGGTATTCCCGATGTCAGTTAGCTGAATCGCTGCTTTATTAATTATGGATTGTGCAGTTATTGTTCCCATATCCCAATTATATTAGAAAGGGGCCGAAGCCCCTCGGTTTATTACGATGCAGTAACAGTTACTGTAGACGGAGAGCTATTAACAGTACCATCATTTACTACTAGGCTAGCAACATATGTACCGGCCAAATCAGCAGTAAAGGTTGGGCTAACAGTCGTAGCACCAGTCAAGGTAGCTGTACTTAAAGCAGGCTTAGAAGTTAAAGTCCAAGCGTAAGTAAGCGGATTACCGTTTGAGTCAGTGCTTCCAGCGCCTGTCAAAGTGACTAAATCACCTGCGGTTACAGATTGGTTCGGACCAGCGTTAGCAACTGGAGCAGTATTAACTGCCAAAGCTGCAACAATTGCCGGAACTTGCGTACCAAACCACAAACCATCAACTACTAATTGGTTTGAAGTAATACTACCTGCGTTCAAAGCTGCAATATCTGTAGCTTGAGTAGAAGAAAAACCAGCCACTACTAAATCTACAGTAGTAGCAGTGCTTACGTTAAGTCCAACTACAGCTTCCGCTTGTGGGATGGAAAATCCGCTAGCAACTAAATCATCAATAACAGCCATTTGATACTCCTTAAAATCAAAGTGGGGGTGGGGACATCCCCACCCACCTATCATCAGCTATTAACCTGCTGCTTGCAAGAGTGCCAAACCATCGGCTTGAACAACTTTGTAGCCGTAGACATTTAAGCCACGGATCAAAGTGCCGAAGTCGTTGGGGTTCTGTAAGCTCTCAACCTTAGCGATCTGAGATGCAAAGGTGATTGCAGACTTGTGACCAGCCATGATTGCGTGACGCTTCAACGCGCCAACTTGTGCACCGCCGCTATAGTTCTGACCAGCAGCCGCACGTGGGAGCAAGTTAGAAACATAAACAGTGAAACGATCAATCATACCGATCTTACCGTTACGGAGGATCGAAGATGGGTCACCCATGAACTGAGCTTGAGCCAAGTTAGACTGCATGAGGATCTGACGCTCTGTTGGGCTGATAACTAACCAACGGTCGGTCTCAGGAACGTTTGCCTCGTCCAAAACGCTCGACAAAGCGGTGATGCTCTGAAGAATGTTAAGAGCTGACAAAGTTACAGGAGCAGCGTCAGTACCTAGGTTGAAAGATGCAGAGATCTTACCAGCGGTTGCACCTTGGTTATAAGCAGCGCCTTGATTGAAGGTGCCAGCTAATACGTCGGTATCAACAGCGATCTTCATCTGCATAGCAGCGTCGTTGGTGAATACATCCATCAATTTTGGCTTAGCTTGCAACTCGAGAACGTTGTTAACGTTAACACCGAAATACTTACCTTTGTTGATTGTCAAGGTAATGGTGCTTGGAGCTGGAATCTCATAAGCAAGATTCTGACCAATGCTGTAGTTGTTGATGGTGATCGTTGGGATGGTGTTGATAATTACTGAGTCACCCATACCAGTGATGTCGCCTTGCCAATCGGTGTTAGCAATTTCACCAAAAACGGTAGCGGCATAGAATTTCTGTGCCAATTTGCCCGACCAGAGGGTGGGGATGAAAGTACCAGAATAAGCGGTACCTGCGTAAGCGGTAGCGCCGTTTGGTGCGTTAAAACCACCCGCATTAATGGGGTAGGCTGCTGCTGGGGTTACTGTAGACATTTAAATTTCCTTTCTAGTGTCTATTTAAATTCCGCTTTCACCCCAGGGTTTACTTCTTATCGAATTCGCCCCTCGGCGATTGCGGTGTGAATTTGTTTTTCCATATCTGCCGCTTCCTGTTCATCGTAGAAGCCTCTACGCCAATCTGAGTAAAACTGTTCAATATCCTTATTAGTGAATATTCTGTCGTTTACTCCATCAGCAGGCGTCGTCGTCGAACGAGTACGGGTCGGCGCAACTTGACGTTGAAGCTCTTGTTTTGCCTTACTTGGAGCAGGAGTCTGCGGTAATGTTTGCTTATAAGCCTTAAAGATATTAGCCACGCGGATAACATCTAGAGCCTCATAAGCATTCGATAACGCAGCTTGGCGCGGTACTCCGTACACTGGATCTACTTGCTGGAGCCACCCCAAGAAACCTTGATCAACGTTCAAAGTCTCCCAGTCTGGAACCTGCTGTCCTAGACCCATCAAGAATCTGTCTTTATCAGACATAACCTGACGTTCGGTTACATTACCAAGTTGTCCTTTTAGCTCTTTAATCTCGCTAATTAATTCGCTTTCTTTAGCACGTAGGTTCGCTACTTTTGCTTCAGTCGCACGCTCAATTAGGTCAATCAAGTCAGGGCCAAATGCTTCTCTATCTTGTTCAGTGATCAAAGACTCCACTGTCTGAGCTGGCGCTTGTTGTACTGTCTTTGCCGCAGCTTCAGCAGCTGCTTTATCAGCAACTAACTGTTGAACTTGCGCTTTCATCTCGCGCAAATCGCTGTACAAACGTGGTACTTCAGCGTCGTACATTCCTTTAAGAGTATGGTACTTTTGGGCCCATGTTTCTTCAGGAACTTCAGATTGTCTAGTCTCTTTTGAAACAGTATTGTCAGGCGGCGGATCGTTTGCTGGCGGATCTTTAGGCGCGTCTTGTAAGACTTGCTTCAAATCTGGTTGTTCATTTGGCGGGTCAGTCTCCGGAGGGTTTCCTTCGGTCTTATCTCCGTTTATGTCAGCCACAATACGGTCTGCTTCTTCAATTTGTTGTTGAACTGCCTTTGGCAATGCCATTTCAATCTCCTTTAGCTCCGACTCTCGCGTACGCTCCGCCTAAACGGTCTGCGCAAACTCGATAACGGTCTGCTACTACGGTTGTAAAACTAACCTTTACGGTTAGCGGTCAATTTGGTGATCAACTCATTAGAGTTTTTGACATGGGCGAGTAAGTCCGCCAATATCCCGGCTTCACCTTGTAGCCGATAAATATGTTCTTGTTGTATGGCTCCTGCTAATTGCTCGAGGGTTCCGTTTCGGCTCTCCCTTAACCAGTCAACTAGCGGCCTAAATTCTTCTGCCTGTAACCGTTGAAAACAACGAGCTACACGCTCATCAAGTCTTTGCATTACTTACTTGCAGAGACCTTCAGTTTTTGCGGATTCTTGAGCGTACTCTTTACCGCCGCGCATGCCGAGAGCGTCGTTGTTACCGTCAGCGCCACCAGCGCCTTGAGTAGCAGCACCTTTGCTCATGCCATCGGTCTTTGCAGACTCTTGTGCATATTCAGCACCACGCTTTTCCATTGGGGAAATAGCTTTCATAAAAACTCCTTTTTGTCATCAGACAACTGTCTGATTTAGTTACTATTTACAACGTATATACAAACTTGTCAAGCCTTTACTGCGAAAATCTATTTACTACTGGTGAACCATCCATCAAGTTCTGACCTCCTGGTGCTGCTGGAGGTGTTCCGCCTGCTTGAGCTTGGCCGTTTTGCTGCGCCATCTCTTGAGACATTGCTTGTTGTTGCATCGCTGTAGCTTCTGCTGCCTTAGCTTTCATGGTCTCTACAGAAGGAACAATCTTGTCGACGTTCATATCTAAAGTCATAGCTGTCTGACGTAGAAGTTCTGCGATACCTTCCATACCAACAACCTGTTGAGCAACTGGGCTATTAAGCGCCAGACCCAAGAATTCATTGCGACGCTGCTGGGCAGACTCTTTCTCAAGGATCGATGCTGCACCACGAGCTACGATGTCTACGTCACCCTTGAGATCTGGATCATCCGAGTAACGCATATTGTAGTAATACAAGCGGTCAATACATGGCTTAATAACGTGCTCGTCAATATTTGCGATGACTTGTTTAATGGATTTACCAGCATTAGTCATCAACATCGACATACCGGAAGCAGTTCTTCCTGCTCCACCGGCTGGCGTACCGCCTGTCATATAACGTGGAATACCGGTGTACTCATCAGCAAGAGTTGCAAACTTCTCATAAACCGCCATCAATTCATTAGCTTGTGAGCTTGGTTGATAGAAAGTTACAGGAGTCTGGTTTGCACCTAATGGGTCAGAGGTAACCTGCCAAACTTTCCAGGGGTACAACTGAGTAATGTTTTCACCCTCAGGTAGGCGATCGATGTTGTAAACAACCTGTGGGCCAGAAGCCAAGCTCATGTTATTTACGAGGCTGCGGGCTGCAGCGTTACAGACATCTTGTACGTCACGGCATAGATCTGCTACAGAGTTGCCCCAGAACGCGCCTGGAACTTCTTCGTAGGAGGTTTTGTAATAAGGTTTACGACCGAGTGGATCTGGGTTAATAACCGCTTTGATGATCCATGTACCGATGAGCCATGCTTCGATAGGATACTCAGCCATTGGGTCAGGTACTTCTTCTGGAGACATGCCCCAGTCAATCAACAAACGACCTTGTACAGAACCCCAGAACTGCAATGCGTCAATTAACTCCGAAGGGTTTTGACCAGCAGCAGTAGTGGATTTACCTTCAGCTGTTGCTCTAGTAAGGTCAACATAGATCCATTCGCGTAGGCCGCCCTTTCCATAAGCTTCCAAAACTTGACGTATGGCTCCATCGCTATAACCATCAACTCCGATAAGCTCGTGTAGATCAGCCCTTGATAACTTGTGTCTTTCAATTAGGTATCCGTCGTTAATAGTAGAAGCATCAGGAGCAGGGTACATATTGAATGGGCTTACACGCTCCCACTCTAACGCTAAAGTTTTCTGAACCTGCAAGTCGTATTGACCGTTTGGTAACTTCACCCACTTTAACTCTGGGCGGTTACGAACAACAGGGCCTTTTAAAATCGCTGCAGGGAATGTAACGAGGTCATCAATAAACTGAGCAAAAGCAGTAGTCCACTGGCCTTCGATCATCTGCTGATGCATTTTCTTTTCCATGCGCTTAGCAGTTTCTTCTGCAATCTCACCTAACTGGCGATACGCTGCATCTTTGAGGTCAAGCAACATCTGACGTACTTCGACATCAGTTGGGTTAATGCCTGACATCAACATCTGCTCAAGCTGCTGCTGAGCACGCATCATTAGGTCTTGCAGAATGTCCGGCTCCATATCTGGAATTGGACTTGGGCGCAAGCTCCATGGTTTTTCTTCAGGAGTCGACATAACAACATCACGTAACCAGCTTGAAGCGGCACGGCACTTGTTAGAAGTCAACATCATGTAAATCGTTGAGCTGCCCTGCTCACGTAACTGTGCGAGTTTGTCAGGATCATACTGACCGCGTCGTTGACGCACACACTTAAGCATCTGTTGCTCGATCGTATACTCTTTTGCCATACGAGCGTACATCCACTTCTGTTTGATATACGCAGCAAGATTCTGTACTACTGGACTAGAATTTGCAGTGACGGCTGCAGCACGCTCCTCTTCTTGGAGCTGTTTAATCGATTTGATTGGCACGATACCGCCCACGGTCGTATAACCGGGAGCAGACGCGTTTGTAATATTCAACGCAGCATCCATAGACTATTTCGAAATGTCAATACCTGCTTTATAAGCTATAAACCATTGATCTGTCAAGCCCTAGTCCCAAACAAAAGTTGTTTTTTCTACGGGTCTAGCTTTCCGGGTTAACACATCCCCTGTAATGTTGCCATCTGCATGCAAACACGCGTACTGAAATGCGTCCGCAATGTGAGAGTAACTGTTTTTCTCGGGTTTGTCATCTGTATCCCCGTTATTTTTAATTTTATACCGATACCCACCGCGTAGTGCATTTATGAGCTCTCGGCAGTCTGGATCGATCAACATCGCTGCTCTACCATCCACGATACGCGTCAAAAGCGCATCAACCGCAGATAACCGAGCAACGATACTGTTTGATTTTGCTGGAATTACTCTAAAACCTTCCGCTTTCAAAATATCAAACACTGACCGCTCATCTGTCTGAGCTCTCTGCTGTCCTGCCGGGTCACCAATAATCAGGCAAGGCATACCCGGAAATTTATTCGCAAGCACCGGTTTAAGCTTCTCTCTTACAAATCTTAACGTTCCCATACCCTCAGACGTTAGACAGGCATATGTCAAAAATCGCCCCTGAGGATCGACCTGACTAATCGTAGCAGCTGGTGTCAAACCAAAATCCATCCCAATAATCAACGGGTTAGTCGACAGTTTGATGTAATTCAGTGACTTTTCAGCCACATGTAAGTCCCGATCGAAAGCCCTAAAAACAGGCTGACCTGATAACGATTTACCAAATTTTGCGTTGATATAAACATCAACCCAGTCTTCAGACTTGCCCTCTGCCAAATTCTCATAGTACCCTTCCGGTAAAAACTCAAGCCAATCAGCCTCTTGGGACAATCCGCTAGGCTGAAAGTAACACTCTGCGTTATCCGGTGGATCCGATAAGTACTGCTCCCAGAACGTATCCATGTCTGGTGGGTTGGTCATCCCCCAGATGTGAGCATTAGACTTACCAGAATCATCGACGCAACCCATGCCATTGTCCAGCTTAGAAGGGAAACGACCAAGACGCCCCTGAAGAGCGTTAAAGATGTCTGGGTTAATTTCTCGAAATTCGTCCAAGATACCAAAGCTAGCTTGTAAAGACAGCAAGCGCCGAACGTCATTAGAATCATCGAGGCCACGAAATAAAATTTCACATTCAACATCGTCGAACCTTAAAATAAATTTATATTCGGACTTGAGATACGTCCCCGCTTGGCCGTCCGGATACCAGCGTAGTACGTCAGGGATGGATGTATCTCGCAGCTGCTCTCGCGTATTACGCACCCATATGGCTCGACTTCGACGTATGCCATCTTTACATTTCGCCATCTTCTTGGCGTGGTAGGCAATTTTCATTATGCCCGCCGTGGTTTTGGTACTACCCACTGGCCCCACGATCAACGAAATAAACGCATCGGAAGTCAAAAATCCTTTTACGGACTCGGGTGGTGTGTACTGTAAATTACTCATCAGCCTCTAGTGGTTTCGTTTTTATTTCAAGCTTCGGAGGTTCAAACTCAATAACATCCGGGTCTGGCATGTCGATGGTCTGGGACTTTTTGGGGGTGTCTGCCAAATTTATGGTAATACTGAACCCTGGGCCACTAGCGACTTGAGCACTAGCCTTCGGCTCCATGTCTCCAAGTTTAGCACCAAGTTTAATAAATTCCAGCTTCTGCAGTAACGTCGCATCATTTGACCGAGCGATTTTATACGCATCCTCAAATACATCCTCTGTCAGCGCCTTGGCTTTTATGCGAAATGTAATGCCGTTCTGCTCAAGCTCCGCCTTCTGTTTGGCAACAGCATCAAGAAACGGCTTCCACACCGATAGAGATTTCCAGCGAATTCCCTCAAACCCATAGCGAGACGCTATCTCGGATGGCTCTTCCATCCCTATGGCTATGGCCAGGATCATCTCCTGGGGCACATCAAGCGCTGGCGGTGGTGTTGTCGGTAGTAGTTCTTCGTCCATCGAGGTAGTCAACTAGTGCTTGGCGGATAAGTTCAGAAACGGTGGTATGGCGCTTTTCAGCTAGAACTTTAAGCTCAACCATAACCTGCTCAGGTAAGAAAAAGTTATGCCGCTTCATTTTTTAACTGCCTTCTTAGTCGTTTTCTTAGCCGCTGGTTTCGCAGTACGCACCTGTTTTTTGGCTGGTGTGGATTTAACTTCTGCTTTGGGTAGGGGCTTTCGGGGACGGAAATAATCTAAAAGTTTTTGCATTGCTGCCGTTATCATGGTTCTCTCCTTTTGATGGGGCTACTCGCTGCACTGGAACTCCCGGTAAGGAGTCTGTTTGGCCAAACCCAGCATTTGCTTTCGCCGTAGTGTGGATAATACATCATGTGTGTCTAATGTCAACACTATTTTTTGAGCGCTTCTTTGATTTGGGTTTACTGGCTCTATGCTCAGCGTAGTGATGCTTTCTGTGGCAGTTGGCGCATAGTACGATGCACTTCTCTCGGATCTCTTTGATTGCTTGTCCAATCATGCCATCGTGAACGAGTTTAAAGACCTTACGGTTTGATGGATCTCTAACTACGTGGTGGAAGTCTAAGGCTGCTGGATGATTCTCCCCACAATTGCTGCACTGCAGCGTTTTCTTAAATTCATGCCACTCTTTGCGCAGACGTCTTCGCCTTGCTGCCACTGCGTCTTTAACCTTCTGCTTATGGTTCTCGTAGTGGCGCCGTTGGGCTTCTAGCTTTCTCGGATCGTTCGGATCTTTGTAGGGCATTGCGTGAATGTAATGTTTTGTATACACATTGTCAACATGGGATAAACCCTAGGTGTGGGCGCGGATTTGATGAGCTACTAGCTGTAGGTATGAAGGCAGAAAAAATCCCTACTTGTCATATCCTCCGATGTCTGCCTGACCGCCCACTGGGAGTGTACTTCAGTGTTGTAAAAAAGTGACAGTAAAGCTACATAAACGTTGCCTTAAGTGGGTTAATGCTTCTTTTATGAATCATTATCTATACAACGTGTGTATAGTCATATTTTTACCGGGCGCATTACGGCTAATACGTAAGCATGGCCCCCCACCCCCACCCCCTCTGGTCAGGGGGGTATCCCCTTAGCCCTCTGCCTATGGTGTAGGTCGAGGCATTTAGTCCTCTGCCTATATCGCAGAGCACCGCTACGGGTTGATCTCTACCTGAGTATCCTTGAGATTATGGCGAGTAGGTTGTCCGTGCTGAATGTTGAGTCATTCTGATACTTAGTAGGCACAATGGATTTGCTGAAACCATGCGGGATAGTATCCGTGTAAAAGTGAGCAGAATACCGCTTACACACCTGAGCGAACCGCACTTGACCTAGATGTCAAGATTTGGGTAGATTACCTGAACCGCAGTGTTCGAGTAATAGCGTATCTCCCCAAAGTGTCGAAAACAATGGCAGACACAGGCACAGGGTTATGAGAATTCCTACCCTTGAGTGCAAAGGTATTAGGTCAAACCTCGATACCCCATAACACTCAAGGGGTTTTTATCAAGTGCATTAGCAATAGTGTGCTTGATTCTGACTAACTTACTTAACAGGAAAAATCATGGCTCTATTAAATGCTAAAGACCTCGAATCAAAAATTGCACAAATTGGCAAAACCGCTGGTGAGTTGCAGTCTGAGATTCAAATCGCCGCAGTAAATGCAATTGGTTATTCAATCGAGCATGGTGATATTCGCTACGGGCAGAAGTTGTTTGATGTATTGCCTAGCGGTGTTCGTCGTGCTAGTTTGGTAGCTTTCCTCGAAAAGCATGGCAATTTTGCCTACCTCAAAGAGGACAAGAAGTTTGCGTTTTACAAGGCTCAGGATTCCTTTGACGAAGTCGCTTTATTGGCTACATCATGGGCTTCCGCTAAGACTGAGAACATCACATCTGAGTATGATGTGCAGAAGATGTTTGACAGCCTCATGAAACGCATCGAGTCCGCTATCAAGAAGTCTGGTGATGGCTCGGTTAAGGTTCTCAATACACCCCTGTATGACTACCTTCAAGAAGCACAAGACCGCTTCAATGCCGAGCGTGAGTTCGTGCAACCCGAAGTCAAAGTAGCGTAATCTCGCACCCTGCACCGCCTACGGGCGGTGCTACATTAAATCCACAACACTCATTGGAGTTATCTTATGGGCTATTCTCTGCAATGTTTGAAGTTTGCTAATCCTGTAATCCCCAAGGGTGCGTATGCATCCAAGACTTATGCCAACAAACGGGACAACCGCAAACCATCTGCCGTAGAAATTTATAAACCAAACGCATCAGGTGCATTAGAACTTGTAGTGCGTGTATCAATTAAATGAATTATGTGTGTCCGATGTATCCACAAGTGGGGTAATTATCCAATTTGAGGGTGTTAAAAAACGGATAATTACAACGGATAATTACAAACCCTTATAAATCAATACTTTGGAAGGGTATTTATCTAATTATCCAATTATCCAATAAAAATATATATATCGAAAAGTATTTGGATTGCTTGGACACTATGTGTGCGTGTATGAATATATCTCTCGTATATGGATTATATAGGGGGGCATTTTCCGAAAATCAGCAAAACGGATAATTACATGCAACCCATTGAATTCATTACACTTTGTATTTATCCATTCTAATTATCCGCTTTCTATCCCACCCAAAAACTACATAAAATCCATTCAATCCATCACATTTTTTAGAGGAATCCCGATCATGCAAAACTTCGACGCATACGAAAAAGACCGTAAAAAATTCATCGAATCCACAAAACCCCCGATTGAGGAGCGGTATGGAAATCTGCTTTTAGGGTTCACGATCCTCTATTTCGGAGGTCATCTCATATATCAGTTATACCTACATTGGGGAGGGTAATCAAATGAATTATTTGTGCGTAGCTTGTTACGGAGGTCATGTCAATCCAGAACGGGCAAAAGCCCTAACTAAAAACAATCAACCCATCACATGCATCGAATGTGGTGATGCACTAGCCAAACAAAAGGCGAAGATGTATACAGTTGCACCGATGCACAAATCTAACTATGTTCTTGTAACTAATCGGGATGACCTGAAAGGTTTGAACAATAAGGGAGGGCTGATTAAATGACCGCTCGAATAGATTTGACAGGAAAGCAGTTCAATAGGCTAACAGTCCTAGGGTATTCACATACAGATACACGTGGTCAAGCAAAGTGGCTTTGTCGGTGTGAGTGCGGGACAGAGAAGACCTATTTCGGAAGTTCTCTTAAAAAGAAAAATACCCAATCTTGCGGGTGTTTGCATAGGGACATCATAAGCGGTATGAATAATTACCAAGCGAAACGAGCATTAGAAAAGCATGGGGATTACATACGAGCAGATGACCCATGGTATGAGAGGGCGGGTGCACTCATGAGAAATGCGAAACGAAACAACGTGCATGTTGAATTTGAATCAATCGCTGAGTTTGCTCTCTATGTGAAGTCCATCGCACCCGAAAAATGCCCTGTATTTGGGGTGAAGTTCGCTGAGACAGGTAATGGATATAGTCCTTGGAGTCCGAGCATAGACAAAATTATTCCTGAAAAGGGGTATGCGAGGGGCAACATACAGATTATTAGTTATATGGCTAATGCCATGAAGCGAGACGCCTCAATCAAACAACTTATACAGTTTGCGTATTGGATATTAAAAACTTTTGTTAAGGCAAAACATGCCTAAATACATAGCACTCATCATATCCATAGTATCCCTAGCTTTTCTTATTGGGTATTTGCTACATATAATTAGTGAAGACATGAAAGGGAATCCCAATGGCGACACATTACAAAGGAAAACCGATCGAGGAAATACTCGACGAACTACGAACGGCAAAAGACGTATTCGATCAGGTAGACCCTGACTCATTAGACCATTCCATGTTTGCCAAGGTGTGTAGAGGTTATGCATATATCGCTATCGCCAAGGCAAAACTAACCGCATTACAACGGGAGGACATTAAACCATGACAACATTTACCACAGAGGACAGAGTAATGGCAGAAGTAATTAAACCCGTGGAGCTGCCAGCGGGCAACGACTTACGACCCAAGCTACAAATTGTTGTGCAACTTAAAACCAACTACGGACAACAGACAATCTATCCGATCTGCGACAAGGCTAAGAAGTTCGCATACCTTTTGAATCAAACGACTCTCACCCCGCACAACATTCGGGTAATAAAAGACCTAGGCTATGAAGTCGTGGTCAAACCATCGGAACCGAGGACACTATGAAACGTATTTATGCAGTAGATGATGCAGTAGAACAAATAGAAAACCTCACCGAATTCCAACTCAAACGACCTGACCAAACACCCATATTCTCAGTAAATCGGGAAAAGACTTATACGGTTTATTCATATGGAGAACATTACCCAATGTATGTATACGATAGGACTGTTGATCGTTGGTATGGTAATGCAGACAAATACTCTCGCACGACATCGAAGCACATGAATAAGTTACGACCTGAGTGTGGGGTGTATCAGTATGTAAATACAGCTAGGCTTAAAGTAATAGCATACAATGGCATACTTCAAACTGTTACTAACCGAATGGAAGAGAGTTATGCCTAGATCGTATATCCCCAAATCATTTGGGGCAATAGAAAGACCTGACCGCACCGCACCAACTCAGAGGGCTATGACGCTCGAAGAGATCGCTGATGTATTTGGCACAAGTCGGGAACGGATCAGGCAGATAGAGCAAATGGCACTCCGTAAGATACGGGGTAGGCTACGAGCAAGAGGAATAGATATTAAAGATTACTTACCTGACTAGGACTAACATGCCATCTAAAAAACCAAAGACTAAACCGTTTGACGGAATTCCCCGAGCCATGACGCTTGAGGAAGTAAGCACAGTCCTTGGCTTGAGTAGGGAAAGTATTAGCCGTATCGAAAAGCGAGCGATGTATAAGATCGAATCGTATCTACGAGCAAGGCGAACAAAGAAGGAAGACTTACTTCCTGATTAGGGTAACTCCTACCTAGGGTTTTCCCTAGGTGTGAAGTGCAGTGGGGCAGACCTTAGGGTTCTGCCTTTTTTATTATTAACTTACTGAAAGGCAATATGAAATTCTCTGACATAAAACAATCCATAGTGGCTCAGTTCAACACCACTAACGCAGTTGTGCCATACATTGAGGGTGCGCCAGGCGGCGGCAAGTCTGCACTTGCAAAACTTATTGGTAAGGAACTTGGCTTTGAACGAGTCGAGATGTTCTTTGCATCCTTGCGTGACCCAGTCGATTTGCTCGGCACACCGAACAACAACGGCGAAGTAACGACATGGAAACCACCTGAGGAATTCCACTCACTTCAAACTGGTCGCAATCTTTTAATTCTTGACGAACTCTCTGACGCTGTAACGCCGATGCAGAATGCATTGTGCGGTCTGATTCTTGAGCGGAGAAGCGGTCGGGTTCACCTATCACCGCAGACCTACATCATCGCCACGGGCAACCGAACCAAAGACAAGTCGGGTGCAAACCGAATCGTGTCTAAATTGCGTGGTCGTGTTCGCACATTTGAATACACCGAGAACATCGACGATTGGGCTGAGTGGGCTTTGATGAACGACATCGATCCTGTATTGATTCAGTTCTTGCGTTTTAGACCTGACTTACTCTCAGCGTTTGACCCTGACAAAATCTGCCCGACACCTCGTAATTGGGAGCGTGTGAATCAGATTCCTACTGAACTACCCACAGAAATCTATTTTGGTAATGTGGCTGGCGATGTGGGCGAGGGTGCGGCGGCTGAGTATACAGGCTTTCGTCGTATCTACGAGAACCTACCGAATATCGATGGGATTCTCATGAACCCAAGCAAAGCGGAAGTTCCCAAAGACCCCGCAGTTCTTTATGCATTGACGGGTGCATTGGCACATAAGACATCGAAGGATAACTTTGACAGAGTCGCAGAATATGTGGACAAACTTTCTCCCGAGTTCCAAGTGATGTGCGTGTCCGATGCCATGAAGTTGAAGCCTGAAATCAAAACAACTAAAGCATTTGTCAATTGGGCGGTTAAGAACTCTAACGTAATGATCTAAGGAGGTCATATGTATTGGAATCATAGACTAGTAAATGTAGCCAAGGACAACGATGGCGAGGATTACTTCCAAGTCTCCGAAGTCTTTTACAACGATGCGGGACAACCCGTGGGGTATACAAGTGCTGACGTAAGTGGCGAGACCATGGAGGAAGTATTACTTACCTTGCAGAGATTTGCCGAGGCAGTCAAACATCCAATCCTCAACGCTGAGACAGACTTTATAGGCGAGTTTGAGGAAGACGATGACGAACCTACGGGAGATTTGCACTAATGGGATGCGACATTCACATGATGATCGAGGCGAAAGCCAAGACACAAAAGCATGGCGATGTATGGGTCACAGTCAATTCATTAAATGCAGTTTACCCCGATGGTTTAGTCCGAGCAGATAGATTGGAAGACTCACCGTATGGGTATCACTACCGTATTGAGATGCGTAACTACCACTTCTTTGCAGACATAGCGTGTGTGAGGGGTGAGGGTGAGTATCAAGATAGGGGTTTACCCGATGATGTATCAGCACTAGCACTAGCGTATTCAGAAAGCTGGGGCTATGACGGACATTCCCATTCATACCTGTATGCCGACGAGATGATACCGCTTTATATCAAACACCATCTAAGCGACGAGGAGAAAGCAAAGCTGGTGTCTGACCGTATGTCAGGGGGATTAAGTGACATACAAGTATTCCATTTAATTATGGAGAGGCATTTCAACATAGCAACACGAGAAGAGGACAACCCACAAGATTATCGTTTTGTGTTTTTCTTTGATAACTAACTTACTAACGGAGGACTTATGGCTAACCTAGAGCCAAAACGTATTAACTATAAGTATGACCTGATGCACTTAAACACCCCGTCGTTTGCATCGACGACAGTCACATGGGATACAAGCAAACTAACCAAGATCACCAAGAACAGAGTATTAAACGCATTAAAAACGGGATACATAAAGTTTAGTAGAGGTGATGCGGCAAATATGTATCGAGAAGTTCGTCAGCGGTTTGAGATCCCTGAGTTCATTGTAAATAAACCCACAAAGAAGAAAGACTATGTTCAAAGTGGTTATCTCCATTGGGAATTTAAGACTGAAAAACTTAATGAACTAATCAATCTAATTTATCAGACAGAGCGAGTGGCACGGCGACTCGAGGGCAAGTATTTGCCTTGGTATATGGAACATGACAAACTATCTGACAGTCAAAACTATATGTATCTTGAGCAAGAGCATGACTTGAGCGAGATAGAAGCAGAGATTGCACGTATTACAAGTGCTGATGAAATTAGAGACAAACGTGAGCAAGCCATAAGATTTGTCGAACAGGGCGGTAAATTAACTTTCACATGGAGGGAATAATGCAGATAACTAAACTATCTGAGAAGGCAATGTTGGTAAAACTGACCATGCGTCGGGCTAACCTGACAAAGCGTGACACATATGCTGAGAACTTAATACAGCAACAGCTAGACGATACGAGTTTGATCGTGAACTCTAAGTTGTTTAGGGACAAGGCAAACCCGATCAATAAGATTATGTCGGCGGCGAATGAGGTTTACTCTGAGCATAAGCGACGGACTCTTAGTTGGGCTGACAAGGGACCTAGGGTTTTACCTAATAGTCAATACATGGAATACACACAGATAATGAGGGGTAAGATTTCCCAAGTGGATTCAATGATGCAGACTTACTTACCTAACTACGACACCTTTGTGCAACAGGATATTTCATACAGAAGTAAGAGTCCTAACACACGGGCTAAGATCGAAGACTACCCAACGGTGAGTGAGTTCCAAGCCAAGATGGGGTTCGATCTAAAGTTTATGCCCATGCCTGACAAACGGCATTTCTTGTTTGACTTATCGGAAGACGATGAGAAAGCATTCGATGAGTTAATGAATGATGTTCAGGTAGCCACTCGTAACGAGACTATTGAGAAGATGCTTGATCCATTGGCTAAGTTGGTAGAGAAGTTAAATACACCAATCGGTTCTGACGGTTCGATATTCCGAGATAGTGCGGTCGAGAACATCATCGAGGGTATTGATCTTGCTAAGAAGCTAACTCTTGACGAGAGCCCTGAGGTTAAGAGATTGACCGACGAGTTGAATAAAGAAGTAAGCAAGTATGCCGAGCATATGAATTGGTTGCGTGAAAGCCCAATCGTTCGTGAGCAAGCGGCTAAGAAGTTAAGCGATATTGCGTCGCAGATGAGTGCATTCATGGGAGGTGCATAGTGGAATTTACTACGATGGAAACGGTGTTGGCGGTATACAGTGTTGCGATGACTTGCTTTACTGTGCATTACTTTTTGAAGTTTAAGCAAGCCGTATTTGTAGGACTCATGATGACTCGCTCACTCATGGGGGTAGCAGTAGGTAAAGTAGAAGTAAGTATCAACGACGAAGGACTCCTAAAAATTACTGACTTAGAGGATGAAAATGGCAAACCAAGTAAGCAAGATTGACAAAGCAAAAGCGCAGATCGTATTAGATCATCCGTTCTTTGCAAGTATTCTGCTCAAGAAACAGCTTAAAGCAGACAACAGTATCCCGACATTGTGCGTTGATGCGCGGGGCAATATCTCATACAACGAGAAGTTTATTGACAGCTTGACCGTGCCACAGATCGTGTGGGGTCTATGCCATGAGGTCGGTCACGTTATCGGTCAGCATGCGATGCGTCGTAAACATCGAGACGCATTCAAGTGGAACTATGCAGGTGATGCATGGATCAACGACATGCTTGATGATGCGGGTGTTGGGCAACGTATTGACGGCACAGTCGATATGCAAGGCTCGAAAGATAAAACCACCGAGACTATCTACGATGAATTGCCCGAAGGCGGTAAAGGTAAGGGTAAGGGTAAAGGCTCAGGTCAAGGCGGTGGCGACGGCGACGGACAAGACTGGGACAACGGATTGGGTAACGATATTAAAGACGAGAACCTAACCGAGTCTGAGGTCAAAGAAATCGAGGCGATGAACAAAGTCGATATTGCACAAGCGGCTCAGGCAGCGAAAGCTCGGGGCAAGTTGAGCGGTAAGTTGGCTGAGATTGTGGCAGATATTATCAACGTCAAAACACCGTGGTATGACATCCTCGAGCGATACATGAACAGTAAGACTCGTCAGGACTACACATGGACTAGACCTAACCGCAGATATGTAGGCATGGATTTGTATCTGCCAAGTATGGCGACTGAGCCTTGCATGGGTGAGGTAGTCTTGCAGATCGACGTATCGGGTTCAATCTCCCGCAAGGAATTGGATTACTACAACGGACATATTAGTCGCATCATGAAGTCATGCAATCCTGAGAAAGTCCATGTGATCTACACCGATACCGAAGTTAAGAAGCATGACGTGTTTGACCAAGGACAAGACGTTAAGTTGGAGTTCTATTCAGGCGGTGGCACACATATGCCTGCGGGTTTTGATTACTGCGTTGAGCAGGGTATCGAGCCTGATGTATTCGTATGCTTGACTGACGGTTATACAGACTTTGGTGAAGCACCTGGCTTTCCAGTTGTGTGGTGTATCAGTTCAGATGTGCAAGCACCGCACGGTGAGAATATCCACTTTGAGTTGGAGTAAAAATGGACAACAAACCAGTAGATATTTGGACTTCTTGCCTTGATTGTGGTCAACGAGTAACTGGCGATTCCATTCATACTTGTTCACCACAAATAAAAGAGTTAAGTGATGAGGAAATAAGAGTATTTATGGCTGAAATGCCACATTTGACTGAAAGAAAAGATTTGCTGATGTTTGCTAGAGCAATACTAAAGAAAGCGAGTGAGAAATGAAACCTGATTTATCACACCCCAAACCTGAGGTAATTATTGAGCGGCTACACAGACGAATCGAGGGGCTCAGAAATGAACTAGAAATTCTGACCGCTAAATATTTGCAGTTGCAAGGCTGGATGCTGGACTGCGGACATGCCGCAGAGTATGACGCATGGAGAGTAGGTAAACGTATACAAGGGGAGGAAGTATGTTGAGTTTATTAACTGCGTTCTTTTTAGCCCACGGAGACGCAAGCTGGTATTGGTGGGTATTTTGGGTGGTGTTTGCTTTTATGGAGTTCTTAAAATTCGTAGAGGAGAATTGATATGGAAGAAGGTATCCCATTTGCAGGCTGGGTAGATGTAGATAAAGAAGATACAGAAGAGATGTTGCGACATCAAATGCATATCATTTATGCGGAGTTGCAAAAACTTAGAGAAGAAAACATGAGACTCATTTCATTAGTCCACGATCTTGAGTCTAGGTTATACGGCGGGTCGGTCTTATGATGTTCGAACCTGTAAAAGTTATATTTCTTGCGGTGGCGATTAGTGTTGTGCTGATCGCTTTTATTTTACATATAACGGATAAATTCAAATGAAGAACTTACTTATTGCATTACTTATAGTATCAAGCCCGTTGCAAGCCGCATCTATTGCATCCATGAATAACCAAGGTGGGGGCAAGATCGTTCTGACTGATGAGCGATGCAGACTAGCAAAAGGTAAGTTCCCCGATCTTTACCATGCTTACTTCTATACGGCAGAGGGCATTACGGGAGATGGGTGCTACACAGTTCAAGACGATACGGTTGTCGTCGTGTGGGATATAGATGGGAGCGGCGAGACGAGGCGGTATCCGATTCGTAACTTTACCTTAACTAAACCAAAGTCTAACTTATGAAAAAACTATTACTAATCATAGCGTTGCCAACAACTGTATTGGCTCAGCAGTCTACATACTTTACAGATAGGAACGGACTACCCGCAGGGCAAGCATGGAGTTATGGCAACCAAACATTCTTGAGTGACCCCGTTGGTAGACCGTTGGGCAGTGCATCAAACCTAACACCACCAGCACCGCCTGCGGCAGTGATACCACCACCTATGATGGAACTGCCACGCATTGAGCCCATTAGACCATTAGAACTACCGCCATTGAGGATTCAATGAGAAACCTATACGGGACTAAGTTAGCTGACGAAAATCCTTTTCCCGATCAACCCCTAGGCATTCATTGGTATTCAAGAAAATACGGAGACGAATTATGGGATGAGGGTCATGCAGTTGGTAGCATTAAGCCAGCTTTTGGTGGTGGCTGGTGGGTTAGCCCATATTGGAGAGAAGATAATACCGACGCATTTGATACAGAGGAAGAAGCAAAAGCATACTTAGTAACTATTTACAGATTGGAATCAACAACTTAGGAGAGTGTATGGAACTTACTGACGAACACAAAGCACTAATAGAAAAACATAGAGAAATAAACCTAAGCTACGAATGGTGGGATGATGTCTACGAAATGTGGGCTGAGAAGTTAATTGAGAAAGGTATCGAGCCGAAAGACTTTGTATTCAGCGGCTTTTGGTCGCAAGGCGACGGGGCATCATTTACAGGTAGCCTTAACTTATTGCAGTTCTTACGAGCCCATCACCTAGATCAAGAGTTTCCTGCGGCGACATTCTTTGCTGATGAGACTTTAACAGCCTCGCTAGTTAGAAGGTCAAGTCGTTATTCCCATGAGCATACAGTAAATATATGGCTTGATCATAACTACTACAACGACTACGACGAAGATGATTTAAGGGCTAGCGTTTATGACACCATGAACGAAGAACTTAATGATGAGTGGGCAAGATTAGAGGAAACCCTAATTGACATCTGCCGTGGGTATATGAGAGCCTTGTATTCCGACTTACAAAAAGAGTATGAGTATCTCACTAGCGACGAAGCAGTATACGAAACATTAGAAGCAAACGATTTATTAACCGAAGTAACTTACTAACTAAAGGAGAGCATTATGGCATTTGTAGGTATATCAAAACATTTCGTAGAGCGTGTCGAAGATAAGATTAATAAGATGCGTGAGGCTGAACTCAAGAGCATAGGGGAGGCTCCTACTATTTCAATCACAGATTCAGAGCCGTGGGTACTTAGAACATTGTGGGGTGAGCACCTTCACTTACTTGAGCAGATGCCACAAGAATGGCTTACCAAAGTAGAAAACGTTCGGTTCCAAGTAAAGGTTAATCAGCCTGATCTTAAAGAAGACGACCAGTGGTTTAGCTTTAGTACCAAAGCACCTAAGCATGTATATGTTCCTCCGAATACAGATTGGTATATGACACATAAAGTAGATTCGTCTATTCCCGAGATTGCTCCAGTCTTTGAGTATGCGACCAAGCACAAAGAAATTCATGCCCGTTGGCATAAGGTTAAACAGCAAGTCACGGACTTCCTATATTCTTGCAAGTCAGCTAACGAAGCAGTCAAACTATGGCCCGACGTTAAGATGTATTTTGATAAGTCAGACATCGACCGCCTAGATGCTAAGACTGTGCGTAGTGGTACATCAGAGTCCGAAGCCGCCAAGAAGTTGGCAGAACTTGATACGACTAGCCTGACAAGTGCGGCAGTTATTGCTCGTATGAGTGGCGCTCAGGTATGAGCGTAGCGTTCAAAGTTGCGAGTTCAGGAAGAAGACAAATGGGAACACATCCAACAAGCAGCACAAGTCCTGCGAAGTTAAAGCCCATCATCTATATCGCAGGCATGTGGCCTTTCTATCAGACAACGTTGTACTGCCTAGTTAAAGGTGAACAACGCATTCAACACTTTGGGAAAAGAGCTTTGACTGCTTATTTGGTAGAAAGAAGAATGGAAGAAGAGCATGTAATCAAAGACGAAAGGAAGCTCTGGAAATAAATGCAATACAAATATTTAATTTACGACGAGGAAGGTAGCCCGATGAGGTGGGTCTGCACCAAAGCCGAAGCGGAAGAAGTAGTTTCCATTCGGGAGGGGTGGAGCTTCACCTATCATCAGCCTCCTTCTGCCAAGCAACAATTTACTTTTGAGGAAGCACCATTTTGAAAGACGACGTACAAACCCGACTAACCCGCATAGAATCACGCCTTGTTCAAATCATGCTACACCTTGGCATGGATCCTTATAGAAAGATGTATGACGCAAATGCTAGTGAATCACATAATCCAGACCCAGCAAGTTTTAGCCTTAATACACAAAGCGGAAGCAATAAACAAGAGGATAAACAGTACATCCCTAGGTGGATTGATTAACTCGTGCATCTCAATACTGGTCTTATACCTAAGGCAGCCCTCACCACGAGTGACTTTACAACAGTTAAAGATCATAAATGAGTTGCGTTTATTTGTGGAAGCTGATAACATACACACCCCACAGGAGGAATTAAATGGCAAATAAAATGTACCACTATGTTTTAGGCAGTCCCTTTATTGCCCAAGATGGCACACAGCATCAGGTAGTTAATTTTTCAAACTTGAATTCTTTTCAAACTGAGGCTGTGAATAACATTAATAACCTAATTGACCACGTTAATGCATTGCATACAAAGACACAGCGTTTTGAAAAAGCAATTGCATTTGCTGACTGGGTTGCCGAGGTTTATCCCGAGATCATTGATAACTACAAGACCTCCGAACGTGTAGCCAAACGTATGGATGATGGCATTCCACAAGAAGTCTGCGAGTCAGCATCATGAGCATCGGTGACGTAAATAGTAATGAGAAAGGCTCAGGCGCTCGTTATAACGACGACAAACCTGACTTTAGCCTTATCCCGTTATGGACTTTAGAAGACGAAGCCCGTGTATGGGGCTACGGAGCAAAGAAATATAAAGCATGGAACTGGGCTAAGGGTATGCCTTGGAGTGTGCCTTTTGCTTGTGCAATGCGTCATTTATCGGCATGGCAACGAGGTGAGGATATTGACCCCGAATCGGGTCAGCCTCATTTAGCCCACGTCATGTGCAATATACGGATGCTTACGCTTTATGCAAAAACTTATCCCGAAGGGGATGATCGACCACCACAGGAGTTAATGAAATGAGCGATATGTTTACACACATCAATAACATAGAAACATTTATTTATAGGGTCTCAGGAGCCGCTGACGTTCTTGAAGTAATGGCATCAGAATGTTCGGAAGACCCGACATCAGGAGCGTTGTGGTATTTGCGAGATACATTAAAAACACTTGTTGAGCAAGCCGAACTAAATATTGAAGAGATATATTCCATTAGCAGACAGATGCAAGAGAAACCAAAGAAAGGTAAGAAATGATTTCAATTAGAAAATGCAAAGAACATCCTGACGGATCAGCAACTTGCGAATTTACATTTGGTAAAGAAGACCATCAAGTAATTCTTCGCCATGGTTTAGTAGCTTTGCTGACATTAGGAGCAGATATGTACAAGCCAGTTCTTGATAAACCTGCAAAGAAAGTAGCCAAAAAGGTTGTAAAGAAAGTGGCTAAGAAGAAAACGAAGTGAGACAGACCAAGTGGGGCTCGTTCATCGAAGCCTGTATCAATGTGTTAATTGGCTTTGTAATCAACTACATAGCTAACTTAATCATATTGCCACTATTCGGGTTACATGTAACGTTACTTGAGAACTTGTATATAGGTCTGCTATATACGGTGATTTCAGTAGCACGTAGTTACATTGTGCGTCGGTGGTTTGATGAACGAATCCACAAAGCTGCGTTAAAATTAGCGAAAGAAACAAAGTGAACTACATCAAATGGTCAGGAACGATTCTTTGTTTGGCAGGCATTGGGCTTACGAGCTTCAATATTTACCCGATAAACATTTTCCTCAGTTTGATTGGTAGTGCTTTATGGACTTACGCAGGCTATAAGCAAGACGATATTCCTTTGTTCTTAGTGGAACTGGTAGCAGTTCTTTTTTATTTGGCAGGCGCATTTACTTGGGTATATAAATGAAGGATTACGCAGAACACGCATTAGCAATCAAAAGATTAGAAAAAGAAATTCATAATTTAGTATTAAGACGTAAATATAAAGAAGCAGAAGCGCTGGCAGGCGAGTTATTAGTAGATGCAAGACAACTGTGGATTTGGTTAATCCACGCACAGGAGAATGACCATGAGTTTAACAACATCAACGGCAATAGGAACGGGTAACGTAGTTCTTGGGACACCCCTTACAAGTGCGACATTACACTATCCCCAAACAGAAAACTATTACGGGCACAGACGCAATCACAGTTTTAACTGTAATCAAGTAGAGAACGGTTGGGTTCTTACTTATAACGACAAGCATTATGTGTTCGAAAACGCATCAGATATGGTTGCGAGGATGAACGCTTTGCTCGTAGAAAGTGCATTATCCAAATGAAAAAAGATTACACTTTTTGGGCTACTAATGATTGGTTTGGAGAGTATTACTACGGATTTTGCCCCAGCGTAAAAGCATGGCAAAGAACTTTTAAGAACATCCAGCAAGGCAATAGCGGCATTCCGCCATACCCGTCAAATCAAGCCTGTACTTATAGCTTTGATAGTCGTAATTACAACGTAAAAGGGCCTTGTTCCTTAGTTACCATTACTGGTGATGAGAATCGTAGCCCCACACAAGTAGCAGGTTTGTTAGTTCACGAGGCAGTTCACATTAAACAGTTAATCCTTCGAGATGCTGGGGAAGACAATGTCGGGGATGAGACTGAAGCATATCTAGTACAACGGATTGCTCAGGATTTAATGGTTTGGTACACACAGTCGAGGGTAGTATGAGCAGAATAGTTACGTTGGATATGGAAACTTACTACGACAAAGACTATAGCCTCAAGAAATTAACCACCGAGTCTTATATAAGAGATGAGCGGTTTGAGGTTATCGGTGTCGCAGTTAAGGTAGATGATTACCCCGTGGACTGGTTTAGCGGATCCATGGAAGAGACTAAACAATGGCTAAGCGCCTTATCTTGGCAGGACTATTACCTGCTATGTCATAACACGGCATTTGACGGGGCGATTCTTAACTGGCACTTCGGAATCAAACCCAAGTTCTACTTAGACACCTTATCCATGTCTCGCCCAATTACAGGACTATCAGTCGGTGGCTCCCTGGCAGCGCTAGCTGAGTTCTACAACATCGGCAAAAAAGGTAAGGAAGTTATTAATGCACTTGGTAAGAGGCGCGTTGACTTCACGAGTGTTGACTTAGAGCAGTACGGTAACTACTGTAAAAATGATACACAGCTTACTTATCAGCTATTTAATATCCTCAAGAACGACATCCCTAAAAAAGAGTTATATATCATTGACTTAATGGTTCGGATGTTTACTGACCCCGTATTAGAACTGGATGAAGGTAAGTTAGAAACTCATCTAATTAACGTACAAAAGAAAAAAGAACTCCTTATGGATCGGTTGTTTAGTGCTAATCAAGATATTGCTGTGGACATGATTGAGCAACGACTAGAAGGAGCAACTAAAGAAGAGATTGTTCGAAAAATGCTCATGAGCAATCCACAATTTGCAGAAGTATTAAAGAAACTAAATGTAGAACCACCGACAAAGATTAGTGCACGCACAGGAAAGGAAGCATATGCGTTTGGAAAGACGGATCAAGCATTCAAAGCGTTACTCGATCATGAAGATGAACGAGTACAAGCCGTCGTGTCAGCTAGGCTTGGAATCAAGAGCACTTTGGAAGAAACTAGAACGGCTTCGTTTATTGGAATCTCGCAAAGGGGGCCACTTCCCATCATGCTTAATTACTATGGGGCGCACACGGGTCGTGCATCAGGGGGAGATAAAATCAATTTACAAAATCTCCCACGGGGAGGTGAACTACGTAAAAGTATTAAATCACCCAAGGGGCACTTACTTGTGGCATCAGATTCGGCGCAAATCGAAGCCCGAGTGGTTGCTTGGCTGGCGGGAGAAACGTCGCTTGTCGAAGACTTTAGAAAGAACGTAGATATTTATTCTAAATTTGCATCGGAGGTATATGGTTACTCTGTTCAAAAGGAAACGCATCCGACAGAACGCTTCGTCGGTAAAACCTGCATTTTGGGTCTCGGCTATGGCATGGGTGCGGAAAAATTTAAGGGCACTCTCAAAATAGGTGTTGCTGGTATATCGGTAGACTTACCGCTTTCAGAAGCCCAGCGAGTTGTAAAACTCTATCGGGACTCATACCCCTACATTGCTAAGCTATGGAAACAAGGTCAAGAAGCACTTGAGTCCATGATCGCAGGGCATGAGTATGAATTGGGAGAGGCTATAAAACTTAAATGTACGGGTAATAAGATATGGCTACCCAACGGTATGTTTATTAACTACCCGAATCTCCGTAAGTCAGGCAATGAATTCTTATATGATTCCCGTTATGGCCCAAACAAAATCTATGGTGGTAAGGTAATTGAGAATGTCGTGCAGGCTTTGGCTCGTATCGTGGTGTTCGATCAAATGGCTAAAATTGACCAAGAGTTTAGGAAACTTGACACCCCTACAAAACGACATAAAGTTTGCTTAACTGTGCATGACGAGATTGTTGCAGTCGTACCCAAAAACTATGTAGAAGAAGCGGTACATTTCATGGGTAAGATTATGTTGCAGACACCATCGTGGTGTAGTGATTTGCCTGTATCGTTTGAAGCTGATTCGGGTGAGAGCTATGGGGATTGCAAATAATGAAAATAGGAGTAATATAGACACACCACGAAATGCAGTTTGTGGTGATACTCATTGGAGAAAATATGGCACTTCCATCAGCATGGACATTCTCAGGCTTAGAAAAGTTTGAGACTTGCCCTAGACAGTTCTACCATGTCAGGGTTAAACGAGATATAAAAGAGCCCCCTACCGAAGCAACAAAATGGGGTGAACGAGTGCATCAGGCACTAGAACTTAGAGTTACGCAAGGGTTTAAGTTACCTGAAGGCATGGAGCAGTGGGAAGGTTTAGCGGCTAAGTTAGCTGAAGTACCCGGCAAGAAGTTAGCTGAGTACAAGCTAGCCGTGAATGACAGTTTTGAAGCCTGCGAGTGGACTGAGGCATGGAGCCGTGGTATCGCAGACTTGATAATTGTTGCAGGTAAAAAAGCAATTAACTTAGATTACAAAACAGGAAAACGTAAACCAACCGAGCAGTTAGCGTTGTATGCAGGTTATACGTTTGCTCATTTTCCTGAAGTAGAAGAAGTTGAGACGGGGTTTGTTTGGCTCAAGGACAAAAAGATTGACAAAGAAAAGTTCACACGAGAAGACATACCCAAGATATGGCAGGAGTTTTTACCACGGGTGATTAAATTAGAGTCAGCATATGAGCGGGATTCTTGGCCTTGCAAACCGTCAGGTTTATGTAAAGGCTGGTGTCCTGTAAAGACTTGCGATTATTACAAAGACAAGTGATACTATGGCACAGACCCCTGAAGGTAAAGTAAAAGACGCAATTAAGAAGGTCTTAGATACACACGGGTTTTGGCGGGCTGGAACTAAAAAGCCTGACCAAGTAGAAGGATGGTATTACATGCCAGTATCCAACGGCATGGGAGTTCATGGAATTCCTGATTTTGTATGTTGTTGGAAAGGTAAGTTCTTCTGCATTGAGGCAAAGGCTTCGGGAGGCACAACAACGGCAAATCAAGACGCAAGGCATGATGAAATTCGTGCGGCTAAAGGATGGGTGTTAGTTGTTAATAATAAAGAAGTATTAGAGGAGTTTTTAGAAAATGCCCGACATAGTAGATAAGGCAAACGATTTAGTATCGCTAAGTGAAGAACTTGCTTTGCGAGAAATTCGTTCCATGAAACCCGAAGCCGTGTACACAGGCGAATGCTTGTTATGCGGTGAGGAACTTGAGCCACCAAAAAGATGGTGCGATGCGGATCATCGTGACCGTTGGGAACTTGAAAGGAAACGCAAATGAACAAAGGCGGACCGACAAAAGCAGCTTACGATAAAGCGTATAATGCAAAACCCGATCAGCTAAAGAAAAGAGCAGCACGTAATGCCGCACGTCGTGAACTTATGGCGGATGGCAAAGTAAGTAAAGGTGACGGAAAAGATGTAGATCACAAGAAGCCACTCAAAAACGGAGGCACAAACGCTAAAAGTAACTTAAAAGTTACTAGCCAAACTGCGAACCGTGGATGGAGAAAAGGCAAAAGTGGCTACTCGGTTGATTAGAAGAATAAACACAACATACTTAGCAAGAATATTAGGTGTTGATTGTGTAGAAGAGACGTACTATCCGTGTGAGGATGAAGTGCGGTATGTGTGTCTCACCGAAGGCAACGAAGTATGTAGTATGAGATTTACTGACGATACACCATTAGAAGACCGCATAGCGGCGATGTTGGTGTCAATAAGGATAGAACATGGCAACGATAGTGAAGGAAAAGGAGGCTGTACTCCTTAGGCTACGCAACCCCGCAAGGGTTACAACGGTCATCCCGACCGCCAAGAAGATAATGCATAAAGGTGTGGAATTAGTAGCTGTTCCACATCGACCTGATGAAGCTCGCATTCTCAAACAGTTAGGTTACGAAACACCTGACCCAATGAAGTTGCACTACGAATGGCCAAAAGCAGGGGGTCGATTTCTACCTTTTGCCGCCCAGGTTGAGACCGCTAACTTTGTAACCATGCACAACAGATGTTTCATACTTAATAGTATGGGCACAGGCAAGACCGTAAGTTCGTTGTGGGCTTATGACTATATGCGTAGCCGTAAACAGGTAAACAAAGCCCTTATCGTATGCCCACTTAGCACCATGGAACGCACATGGGCTGACGAAGTATTCAAGACATTTCCCCATCTCGATGCTCAGGTATTGTATGGGACTCGTGAACGTCGGCGCAAACTGCTAAAAGAAGACTCTCATTTGTACATCATCAATACAGATGGACTAAAAACTATTGAAGACGACTTAAAGAATAGAACTGACATTGACCTACTAATCATTGATGAAGTAGCCATGTTCAGAAACGGTAGCACCAATCGTTGGAAGACCATGAACGCTATTGCAAACAAGCAGTGTTCTCGTCGTATATGGGCTTTGACCGGTATGCCAACACCAAATGCACCTACCGACTCATGGGCACAATGCAAACTTGTCAATCCAAATAATACGGTTGTCCCTAGTTACTTTACCAAGGCTAGGGATGCGCTCATGCGGCAAGTCAGTCCATTCAAGTGGGTTCCACGAGACAACGCTAATGATGTAGTCAAAGAGTGGATGCAACCCGCCATTCGATTTAGCCTAGACGATTGCACAGATTTGCCCGAGCAGATTCATATGTCCCGACAAGTTGAGATGTCAGACGAGCAGAAAAAAGCCTACAAAGAAATGTTCGGTAAGCTAAAGACTGAGTTTGAAGGCGGTGAGATCTTAGCGGTCAACGAAGCAGTTAAAGCCAACAAGCTTGTACAGATTGCCTGCGGTGTGGCTTATGGGTCAGGTGGCGAACCAATTATTCTGCCTTCGGCTCAACGACTAGACGTACTGCAGGAAGTCATAGAAGAATCTGAGGGCAAAGTTATTGTGTTTGTCCCGCTAACCGCTGTGCTTGAGCATGTGGCTGAGCATCTGAGTAAAACCTGGGAAGTTGCAATTGTCCATGGAGAAACATCGAAGTCAGACCGAGACGAGATATTTAGGGCATTTCAGCACTCCCCAAATCCACATGTGTTGGTGGCTAATCCAGGAACTATGAGCCACGGGTTAACCCTAACCCAAGCTACAACCATAGTCTGGTACGCACCAGTCCATTCGAACGACACTTATGAGCAGGCTTGTGCAAGGGTTCGCAGACCTGGTCAAACAAGAACAACAGTGATTGTGCATATCTCTGGTTCTGAAATCGAGCGTAGGATTTACGAGCGGTTGAAGACGAAACAAAAAATGCAAGGTTTGCTCTTAGACATGATGAAGGAACTATAGGGAAAACCCCTATGTAACATACACACGTTTGAGAGTATAGTTGTAAACACAGGAGGTAATATGAAACTTAGTGACTTAGTATCAAAGTACATCGAGCTTCGAGATAAGAAGTACGAACTCAAGCATCAGTACGAATTTAAAGCAGGAAAAATAGACGAAGTATTAGACAAGATAGAAGCAAAGCTTTTGGAAACATTCGATACCGCAGGTATGGACTCATGTAAGACCGAGTTTGGAACTGCATATGCTTCCACAAGAAGTACTGCTAGCGTGGCTGATCCCGAGGCTTTTATGAAGCACGTGATTGAAAACGAAGAGTGGTCGTTGCTTGAAAAGCGCGTAGCTAAAGGCGCAGTAGAGCAATATAAAGAAGCAAATGGCGATATTCCCCCCGGTATAAATTATCGTGAGGAACGTGTTGTCAATATTCGCAGATCGTAGTAACCTAGTAACCCAACAGGAGAGTATTAAAAATGACTAATATAGTCCCATTTGAGTCGGGTAATTTACCCGCTTACATTAAAGCATCAAACGTTTCTGAATTAAATCAAGACCTTACATCACATGCAAGTAGTGGCTTCCCCATTATGAGCATCAAAGGTAAATTATTTACCGTGGTTCGTGGCGATGATCGCAAGGTATTACCAAATCCAAAAGATCCCGATAGTCCTGCGACTGCCATTGACGTGATTATTGTTAAAGCAAACAAAGGTACATCAAAAGTATTCTACGCAAGCGGTTATTCCGAAGGCGGCGAAGCTAAGAAGCCTGACTGCTTTTCAAATCATGGTGATAAACCTGATCCAAGTTCTAAGTCGCCTCAAGCCAAGTCTTGTGCAGTATGCCCACACAATCAGTGGGGTAGCAAGATCGGCGATAACGGCGGTAAGGGTAAGGCATGCCAAGATTCAGTCCGTATTGCAATTGCATCTCCGACATTAATTAATGACCCGATGTTATTGCGTGTTCCACCTGCGTCGATTCGTGCACTTGGCGAACTAGGTCAAGCGTGTGCTAAGCGTGGTGTGTCATACAATATGGTCGTTACAAAAATTGCGTTCGAGTTAGAGTCACCAACACCGAAGCTAACATTCAAACCAGTTGGTCTTCTATCGGAAGAAGCGTTTGAGCAAGTTGCTCAGGTTGCAAACAGCGATGTTGTTAAGAACATCTTAGGCCCTGGATTTACCACGGAGCCTGCCGAACCAGCTGAGAAAGCAATTGCGCAAGCAAAAGAAAGTAGTAAGGAAGCATATCCAGCAATTAAACCAAAAGCAGAGCAAGCGGCTCCAGTAGAGGAGAAACCTGCAAAAGCAAAGGCTAAAGTTGCTGAGGTTGATATTAGTGGTCTAAACTTAGACGACTTAAATTTCGACGATTAACATAGCAACCTATAGCAGATGGGTGGGGCGCAGCAGCCCCTTTTGTCCTCCATCCTTCACGGGATACTAGCCTTAACGTCAAAGGTAATCTGCTGAAGACGTGACATTCGGGAGAGACCGAAACTAACTAGGAGCTATAAATGAATGTACCCATAGAACAAAGAAAAGTAGCTGGCGTAGTTATTGAAGCCAGCCGTATATTGGCAGATAAAGGATTTAACAGAGGTGAGATTATCCTAGGATTATCAGAATTAATTGGCAGATTAATTGTTGATTCAGTTGAGAACACAATTCAAGCAGAAGAATTAACAAAAATCGTAGGCGGACACATCGCTAAAACAATTGAAATCGGAGTCCAAGCAACCCAAAAGCGTATTGTAACTCCAGGAGGTTAAATGAATACCCTTGAGTTTTTCAAGGCGATATTGCCCGCCGAGGGGGTTTACTTCCTTGCAATATTTAAGCCAAATTCAAAGGCACCTACCCACAAGGCTTACGAAAGTCTTGAGGATATGGCTCATGCCGTGGCTGACATTGAGCAGAAGAACCCCACTTGGACTATCTACCATGCTTGCAGTTCCTATAAGCAGGCTAGTGTAGAAGTAGATGGTAAGAAGAAATATCGTGTAAAAGAAAACTGGGATTCTGCTAAAGCATTTTGGTGCGACATTGATTGCGGTGAAGATAAAGCCGAAGAAGGTAAAGGCTATGCAACCAAAAGACTAGCGGCAGAAGCATTAGTTAAGTTTTGTAAAGACACAGGTTTTCCAACCCCGATGTTTATTGACTCGGGTAACGGAGTTCATTGCTATTGGCCTTTGGCTAAACCTATTCCTGCATCAGCATGGCAGGCTATGGCTAGCGAGATCAAGGCTATCTTTGACGCACATGGACTTTTAGTAGACCCATCAAGAACAGCAGACTTTGCATCGATTCTTAGACCAGTCGGTTCTTTCCACAAGAAAGGCGATCCTAAAGAAGTTATATGTAAAAAGACTGTAGCGGATATTAAACCGAGTGATTTGCTTGCCAAAATCAAAGAGTTATCTGTAACTCCAAAGAAAGAACCTGTTTATCAGGCGGCGGATAACGACGACTTAATTAGTCATGCCCCAGTAAACCTACCGTCTAGTGCTATTGAGATTGCAAACAAATGTAATCAAGTTGCGCAGATGCGGGATACAAAAGGCAATGTAGATTATGAGCATTGGAGGGGTGTAATCGGTATTATCAAGCACTGTACCGAGGGTGCTTATTTGGCTCACGAGTGGAGTTCAGGTCACCCACAATATAGTTACGATGATACACAGACTAAGTTTGATACTTGGAATACACCACCTACACTATGCAAACGCTTTAGCGAAGTAAACCCAAAGGGCTGTGAAGGCTGTCCACACAGCGGCAAGATTAGCACTCCAATGGTTTTAGGACGTGTTGTCGAGCAACAGAAGGATTTAGTTGTTGAAGCCACTGTCGACGGTAAGACGATGGAGTTCCAAATACCTGAGTTCCCTGAGAACTTTAAGTATGAGAATGGTCAGATGGTTCGCTACATGCAGGATAAAGACGAAATCTGGCATGCCTTTCCGTTTGCACCTAACTTGTTTTACCCAATCCACCGTATTAAAAAGGAAGACGGGACATTTAGTCTTGGCATTCGTTTGCACTTACCTGATAACAGAACTCGGGAATTTGCAATTGACACCAAGTTGCTAGCGTCTTCTCAAAAGCTACTTGACGGTTTGGGTGACTACGAGCTTTTTGCATTAACCACAAAAGACGCATCAAACCATATGACTGCTTATCTACGACACTACTTAGAAAAGTTAATGGCTGAAGCTGAAGAGCTAAACACCATGACTTCGTTTGGCTGGCGTGAGGACTTACAGTCTTTCTTAATCGGTGATCGTTTGTATCATCGTGACGGAACGATTCGTAAGGTACTTACCGGTGGCTACGCTAAAGACAAGGAATCTTCGTTTCCGCCTCCAAGGGGTACAACCCAGGGTTATGCCAAGGCATTGAACTTTTTATATAACAGATCGGGTTTAGAGTATCGCCAGTATGCGATTGCTTCGGGCTTCGGTTCTATCCTGACACCATTCGGGGATTCTTTATATAAAGGTTTGCTGTTTGCCATTACTGGTGCAGGTACATCAAGAGGTAAGACCACTTTATGCCGAGCCGCTTTGTATGCGTTTGGTGATGCGGACAAGATGACAATTAAGACCGAGAAAGGTGCTACATTAAATGCACGTAATGCTCGGATGGGAACATACAACAATATCCCGTTCTTATTTGACGAGTTGACCCACATTGATGCAGAAGAGTTTTCCCAGCTTGCCTATACCGTATCGTTAGGTGAAGAGAAGGATCGCTTGACTGTAACCCGTGGCAATAGCGGAACCCGTATGGCGGCATCAAGTACATGGGCTATGAGTCCTTACGTTACTGCAAATACTGATCTGCATTCGATTCTTGCAAGCCGAGGCGACAGCCAAGCGGAAGCGGTGCGTCTAATTCAGATTCGTATCGACCAGTATCAAATGAGCGACCTAAAAGGTAGCGAAGTCACCGCAGCCATGAAACAGATGGAACTGAATATGGGTGCAGCGGGCGAGGAGTACATTAAATACGTCGTGACTCATATTGAGGAAGTTCTTGAACTCATGGCAAAGTGGGGCAAGCGTATTGAAAAAGACATCCCTGACCTGAAGTATCGCTTCTATCGTGCTCATGCAGTATGTTCAATGGCTGCGATGGAGATTACTAATCAACTTCATATCACCGAGTTTGATTTAGAAAAGCTCTATACATTTGCCGTCGAACTGTTCCACGAGCTAGCCGAGGTTGTTACCGAGAAAAATACCATCAGTCCTGAAGAAGCTCTCAACCGTATGGTCACGGATTTATCTCCACGGGTTATTACGACTGTGGAATACCGAGATGCGCGTGACGGTCGGGGTCCTGAGGATGTAAGGTACAACAGTAACCATGCACCAGTTGGGCGTTATATTACTGGTAGTGCAAACAGCAAAGACAATCCATTAGCAGGTAAGTTGTTCTTGTGCCGCAAGGATGTACTTGAGTGGTGTGACAAACAGCGTGTTGATTCTAAGAACATGCTAGCTTATGCGCATCAGGCAGGTTTACTGATTGAGTGGAAAGACAAATTCACTATCGGAAAAGGAACTAAGATAACTACAGGAAACACACGTTGTATAGTTCTTGACTACGATAAGATGCAATCCGTAAGCGCAGAAGCTCCAAAACTTACTGTACACACATTAAAGCCAGTACAGTCTGGTAACACAGCTGTAAATAATTAGGGTACTATATGGGTGCTGACACTGCCATGTTAGCTCTCCTGTGGTAAAAACTAACCCCCGCTTCGGCGGGGGTCTTTTATTTAATATTCGATGTATATTCGAAGTATTCCTAGGTCAAACACAACGAATCTTTCGTAATCTTCAGTCTCGACCATTTCAAATCCAAACATTACACCTTTAATTAAATATAGATTAATAGACATAATTTGATCCTTTATAGGGCTTCTACGGCTTCAAGGGCTACAATTATG